GCCTCATAAGCCATAGATTTTATGAAACAGAGCTTATCACTCTATAACTATCTGAACAATAGGACATTTAATCGGGTAGCTGATAACTACTTCCGTCCACCTTTCTAGACCCTAAACATCAACAATTCTTCGCTTCAGATTATTAAAACCTGAAGCGAAGAACTCTTTCTAATATGAATGTAGAAACTATAATTAAAGCAGCAATAGAAACATCAAACTACTATTTACTTGTTAAAAAGAATGTCGAAATAGCAGAAGCTTTTGAATTATTTGCAGCAGCGATAGAACAAGAAGTATTTAAAGAAGGTCTAAAACGAGAACAAGATCACAATGATGCTTTAGAAGATAGCCTAGGTTCACATGGACAAGGATAAATATGAACAGTTCAATAAAACGTAGCCCAGCATTCGATGACAACACAGAGATATGGTTTGGAAAACATAAAGGAACTAGACTTTGTGATGTTCCTGCATCCTATCTACAATGGCTCTATGGTGAACTAGAGAAAGATGGATATGGAAAGCCTTTTGATGGAGGTAATTTTGAAGCATTGTCTACTACAATGAAAGACAAATACAAGTTATACAATTATATCTTCAACTCATATGACGCAATTCAGATGGAACTAGGAGAGAAAGAATGATAATTAAAATCCATATTTTTGTTTTCAAGGATTATGGGATTGCTACTTTTCAATACGGTCCAAATGAAGAAGAAAATAAAAAGGCGATTGAAGTTTTATGTAAAAAATCAGAAACTAATTATCTGTGGGAAATAGATACAGAAAATGTTAAGTCAACCACCTAAATTCGACTATATAGGTTTGACAATTATATTGTCAAATCCAAATAGGCATGAGAAAAGAAAGCTCCTAGAGGGTAATGGAGCCTATTACTTCATGCAAGAATGTTTAAGACCTGAAATAAATGTCTATCAATGTGATGTTAGATTGATAGATGACACAAGAAAATTACTTCCTAATACAAAGGTAGTTCTCTTACTAGGCCAGCGAGCTTTTCATCTCTTTACTGGTAGATCAGAAACATTAGATGAAGCTCGCGGAAGTCCATATATAGTAAATGATATGGTAACTATAGCGTCATTTAATTATCAAGATGCGGTTGATCCAAGAAACTTTGAAGCACAACATAATAAAGAACAAATAGAAGATGAAGAAGAATACCAAGAAGATCGAGATTCCTTTATCAGTGAAAAATCAAGAAGCCAAACCGCACGAGAAAATTATAGATTCTGGCTTAAATCTGACTGCAAGAAAGCGATCAGAATACTTGAAAATGGTGGACGTATCCCAGAACCTTCTTTTAGTCCATCGTATCACATTTATCCATCATCTGATATTGTCATTTCACTTCTCAGGGAAGAAAAGAATAAAGACCTCTACATAGACATAGAGACAGATATAGACACACTTGACATAAGATGCTTCTCTTTCAACTTCTCAAATTCGGACAATATATACGTAGTTCCAGTTCTAGATACAGACTACAAACTCGCCTATGAACAAATTCCTCAAATTTTTAGAGCGTTATCAATCTCATTTAGCAATAATACTACCATTGCTCATAATGGTGCTGTGTTTGATTTCTTTATTTTCGCCTATAAATATAGCATTGCCATTGGCAAGTCTGTCTTTGACACTCTCATTGCTGCTCATCGTATATATCCTACTATCGAAAAATCATTAGGTCATCAAATTTCACTTTGGACATATCTACCTTTCCACAAAAATGAAGGTTCATATTCTTACGCTAATATGTCCCAAGCGGAAGCTCTCTGGAAGTATTGTGGAAAAGATGTATATACTATGCGTCTAGTTAAAGAAGCACAAATCGCATTCGCTAAAAATGATCCAGGACTTCTAGCTTCTATAAATCAGGCTATGAAAAGTATAAGACCATATTTAACAATGAGCCTTCTTGGTATGCACTTTAATGATGAAGAGAGATTAGCTTGGATAGACTCAAGCGATAGATTAGCGATGCAATATCAGCGTATTATCCAGATATTAACAGGCCCAAAAGTAGAGATGCTAATTTCCAATAAGAAGTGTGTGAACTATTTTCACAATATGTTAGGCTATAAAGTAGTAAAACATACAAAAACTGGTGCTCCATCTTTAGCCGCTGATGCTTTATTGAAGCTAAAGCTAAAACATGAGAACCCGGTCATAGACTTCTTAATCAAGTATAGAGAAAAACTGAAAGAGTCAGGAACTCTTAACTTCAAACAATGGATACCAAAATGAAAATAACAGATAAACTCATAAAACAGGTAGCTAATGTAGCACACATAGAGATGCAGATTAAGCTGCTAAAAGAAGAACTAGAACCAGCTAAGAAGAAATTAGGTAAAAAGATACCTTATGGTGTTTTTCAGATAGGAGAGTTTCAAGTAGTAAAAACTAAGATAGATGCTTGCACTATTGCACAGCATGATAGAAAAGCATACGACCAACTGACTATTAAATGATCTTAGTTGAGTCCATAATAGAAAAAGACTCTAAAAGATATATAGAGGTCAGAATCCACACGGCTTGCTGTAAAAGTCTATTTATAGTAGAAGATCAAGGAAAAGAACTATTTAATCCAGTAACAAATGAATATCTCCCCAAAGGAATGGTTACAAGCATTAGGCAGGCTGAAAAATTTTATGAACAAAAACAAAGCTAAATGTTCTGGCTGTAATAGTGTCCTGTCTAATATGTATCACTATATTCTACATTCAAACAAAGGCAGAAGAGAGCTATATCTCTGTGATGATTGTGTAGGAGCCTGTCTTTCTAGACTATTGAACGATAACTATGCAGGACTAAATAACTTCGAAACTATATGGAAATACATCAATGAGAAAAAAGAATCAAGAAGAATATGAGCTAGAAGCTCAGTTTCTATATTTGAAGTCTGATCTAAGAATAGTAAGAAACAGACTAGAAATGTTAGAATTTCTCGCCGCGAAACTAGATAAGAAAACTCAGCAAAAAGTAAAGAGAATAGAAAAGATAGTTAATAGTATCAAAATATGAAAACAATAAAAGAAATCCAGGATGAAGTAAAGGATTGGGCTTATCACAATTTTGGAAATCATCCATCTCTTCATCCCTTGCTTGGTATAGGTGAAGAAACTGGGGAATTACAACATCATTTTCTTAAAAGAGAACAGAAGATAAGAACAAACGAAGATCATGACGAGGAAATAAAAGATGCTCTTGCTGATCTATTTATTTTTATGTGTGATTTTTCTAACTGTGAAGATATAGATTTAGAAGCAGTTATTAATGGGGTCTGGGATAATGTTAAACAACGTAACTGGAAAACAAACAATATAAATGGTCAAAGTCCACAATAAGCTATCAGTTCCTAGAGATACATCCCACTGGATTGTTTCAGGAACTAATACTTTTCGTCTAGCAAGTAAGAAGATTCTCTCTTCTTTAAGAGATACTCCCTTTATTAATTTCGGCGGCAATAGAGCTAACATAGAGAAATCTATGCGTAGAATATGGTGTGCTGATAAAGGCTATAAACTGCTACAAAGAGATCAAGGTGGTGCAGAAGCATTAATAGTTGCATATCTATGTAAAGATGGAAACTATAGGGCTTTGTTTCGTAATGGAATAAAGCCCCATACTTTTGTTGCTCTTCATGTATTTAAAGAACAGTTCAAAAAATACTTCGATCCAGATAAAATCAACATAGCTTGTGACACAAAGATAGATGATCTAAAAAAGTTGGATTTCTGGAAAGCTCTAGATAGGCTAGTAAAATCAAGCGATGAGTGGCACCATAATGAACGATACTATTTCATAGGAAAGAAGATAGTTCATGCTTCTTCTTATGGTATGGGAGCTAACAAATATAGAATGTCAGTTCTAGAGGAATCAGGTGGAACTATTGTCCTATCAAAGATGGATGCGGAACTCCACTTAATGACATTCTTTAAGCTATTTCCAGAAATACATGGTTGGCACGCTAGAATATATGAACATGTAAAGAAGTTCAAAGAGCTTAGAAATCTATTCGATTTTCCTTTCGCTTTCACTGGTTATGTAGATGAGTCCAATATTAGAGAAGCTTACGCTTTTATTCCACAATCAACAGTAGGAACAATCACTAACATAGCAATAACAGAGACACAAGAATACATAGAGAAAGAAAATAAAGATTGGCACATATTGAACAATGATCACGATAGCATGGTAGTTGAAGCACCTGATAACGAAACTGATATAAGAGAATGTAATCTAATAATGAAGCAGTTCATAGAGAAAGAGTTCATATCACCTGTAGATAAGTGTAAGTTTAAGATGCGGTCTGGATTATCTATAGGTTATAATTGGGCACCATACAAAGAAAAAGAAAACCCAGGAGGTCTAAAAGAAGTAGAAGAATAAAATGCCAACCACCAATCTAGAAAGATGGCGTTATTACTGTGAAACTATACTGTCACCTGCTAGTTATATAGATTGGTGTTTCCACTATCTAATACTAGCATCTCTTCAAAGACGTGTATGGAGAGGACAAATTGGAGGTAATCCACTTTTCGCGAACCCTTATATAATTCTCACTGGTGAACCTGGGGTTGGTAAAGGAATCATATTAAAAGAAGTCAGTAAAGTATTACGTTTCCACAAACTAGAGGCTAAAAATGAATATACAGCAGATACAACACCGGCACAATCAAATGCACTTGGCCAGGGTAGAAAAGAACAAGCGTTATTATTCCCAGTTGGAGCAGACGCATCCACATATGAAGCTCTTGTCAGGGAAATCTCAAGAGCAATTAGACCATTCTGGAGAGAAGTTGATGGAAAGAAAAGAGCTTACCTACACTCAAGCCTCTGTTTCTGTCTAGAAGAAATCTCCAGCTTATTTAGAAAACACTCAGAAGATTTAGTTCGTTTCCTCTTAGTAACATATGATTGTGGTGATTACCGTTACGAAACAATTTCTAGGGGCACAGATTACATTAAAAATTGTTGCCTTGCACTTTTGGGGGGAACCACGCCAAAATTTCTTCGACGAGTATTTTCTGACGAACTTCTTAACGAAGGTTTTGCAAGTAGATGCATCTTTGTATTTGAACTTTGCAATAGATTTGACAGATTAAGGCCGCCAGAATTTAATGAAGATCAAGTCAAGGAACATAAGATAATTCTAGACCATATAAAGAAGCTTTCTACTCTATATGGTGAAGTAAAGTTCACTCCAGAAGCATCTGAATATCTAGAACATTGGAACAAGACAGATAAATACAAAAGACCAAATACAAGTCCGAAGCTGAACTACTATTATGCTAGAAAGCCAGTAACAATGCAAAAGCTAGCTATTGGAATTCATTTTGCGGATTCGGTTACAATGGAAGTAAATCTAGATGAATGTATAGAAGCTAGAAAATTGTTAGATAATACAGAGAAAAGGATGCACTTTGCTCTAACGAACGAAAATAAGAATCCTCTAGCAGAAGTAACAGATAGTATCTATGACTTTATAGCTAAGAATGGAGGACAAACGAAGAAAGATTTACTTGTTCTTTTCTGGAGCGAACTACCTAATGGAACCGATTCTTTAGATGATGCACTAAGCTATCTAAATATGGTCAACAAAGTAAAACTGAAAGATAAACAATACATAATACCACAATGAAACATCAAATATTAGATCATGGTTATATAGAGTTTATAGAAGGTTGGGGTTCTGACGAGAGAATAATAGAAGCTGCTAGAATGTCAACTAATAAAGGCTTCTTAGGTTGGGGAACAGAAGAAAAACCAGGAGATGAGAAGTTGCTTAAGTATCTCTATGAACATAAACATGCTACTCCTTTTGAGATGGCAGGTATGATTATAGAAGTTCAGGCACCTATATTTGTTTTTAGAGAGTGGCATAGACATAGAACTCAATCATATAATGAAATGTCCGCTCGTTATACTCCTTTACCAAACCTAAACTATATTCCAGACATTGATAGAATAATGATAAATGCGGGAACATCTAATAAACAAGCTGGGACTATAAAAGAATCTGAGGTTCTTACAGAAGAAAAAGGTCAGTCTTTTCAATTAAAAATAGAAGAGATTTACAATGAACTAGAAGCTAATTATCAAACATTCCTAAAAATGGGTATTCCAAAAGAATTAGCGCGAATCATTTTACCTGTAGGTCGCTATTCTAGAATGAGAGCTTCTGCAAACCTAAGAAACTGGCTAGCTTTTCTTACATTAAGAATGGCTAAAGATGCACAATGGGAAATTAGACAGTATGCAGAAGCTGTTGGCGGAATAGTAAAAGTATATTTTCCTCGGACTTGGGAATTATTTAACAAAATATGATCTCTATGACAATAAGCAAACTACAACCTATAATGTCGGACAATATTCTTGAACTTCAGGAGTGGGTTAGATTCTATGATAGAAATGGACAATATCCAGCTAATATCCTAGAACGATTCGCTATTGGACTCTATCAAGTTTATCAAGGAATGGAGTGGAAAGATATAATCAATAAGAACGAAAGCTGGTGTGCTGCTTTTCTACATTTTCTAACTGTGGCAGAAAAGTTAAATCTTCCAGCGGTTGAGAAAATTAAGGACAATATGTTAGATATTGGTTTTCTTCTCTTTATTTCTAAAGCACAGCAAGATATTTTCTATAAATATAATGCTGGTAAAACAATGAGAAGTTCTAGATATAATCCAGAAAGACTAACAGAAAATCTAGTGAAGATTCTCTCTATCTGCTATACTAAAGTTCCAAAGATAGAAAGAGCAGAAGGATTTAATTTAGCAAGCTCTATAATGATTGGAAAACTATGAGAAAAATAATATGTGATATATGCGGAAATGAATCAGGAAACTATGATAGAAATATTCATGGCAAATTCATTCTGCATAAAAAGCAACCACCATCAGAAGTTTGTGAAATAGCTATTGAAGGAATAGTTATGAAGTATAACTTCTGCACTACAGGAATAGATATATGTAGAAGCTGTCTAATTGCTGGAATAAAGTCTGCTATCTTAGACTAAGGAACTGCACTAGACTTTGCTTCATTTACTGCATTCTGCATCAAATAATCTGCTAATCTATTCTGTGCAACTTCCTCTCCTTGAGATTTCTCCAGATAAGTAAGGTAGCGAATAAATCTAAGAGGAATAGTATCTGGATTAGGCATAGTCTGGTAGCTATTCTTCTTTATTTTTCCTAATTCAGCAATCAATCTTTCAGGATCACCGTCTGCTTTCTCAAATGCTTTATCTAAGAGTTTAGGTAATAATTCAACAGCTTCTCCTACATCTCCAGTCCTCTTAAACTTCTTCATATCATCAGGCCCAAATTGCCTTTGTCCCCAATCAGTTGATAAGTCTCTAATTGGATTGCCCGCGAGAGTATTATACACTCTAAGGTCGCGGAACTTATTTGCTCTCTCTATTTCATCTTTTCTCTCAGCAGAAACTTGTGCCATAATCATTCTAGAAGTCTGGATATTGTCCTCTATAAACTTACCTATTGCATCTCCAACTAATTCTGGAGAAAATCCATTATCGTTAGATGATTTAGCTAGAGAGAAAGCTAAGTCTGCTGTATCTGCTGCCGCGTCTAGAAGAATATTATTATACCATTGTGGCTTATTTCTGCCATACATAGTATCCATTACACCTTTTGATATATCACCTAACATTCCAGCATAACCAGAAGCTGCGGCTAATCCAGTTAATTTATAGAGTGATGCCATCTTTGTATCTTTTCCCTCTTCTTCACTAATAGCCTTTATCTCTTCCAATTTAGGAGTTTTCTCTTTTCTTCCTGTAATCGCTTCTACTAGTTTCGTAACAGCAGCACCACCAATTAGACCACCAACTGTAGCCATTAAAGCTGGATAAGGATTCCCATTCTTTAATGGATTAACTACATGTTTCATGAAGTTGTTTGCTTTTTCTATGTTCCATCTAGCTAGAGATAGAACAGGAGAAAGCTGACCTTTCATAGCTATAGAAGGTAATCCTCTAGGATCATAGGTTCCTTGAACAGAATCTACATATCGGGCAGATATTTTGTTAATATCTTCTGGAGTCAGTTCCGCTTTCTTCCAATCTATGTCTTTTCCAAAGTCATCAAACCACTTCTTTCCTTGTTTTCCTAGTTTGCCATTGTGGAACTGACTATGAAAATCTAAAGTAGTAAATCTACCCATTCCAAATGCGGTAGCTCTAGTCATCTGTTCTAGGTAGTTTCTTCCTTGAACATCAGAAAGAATATCTCTTGTTCTCCTAAGAGTAGAAATTAAATCAGGACTCTCGTTCCATTCAAGGGAGTTCATATTTGTTCTATTTCTGCCTGTTTTGAAGGAGTCAGAGATATTCTGGGACATATTAGAGAAAGCATCTATAGCAGATCTAATTGTCTGGATAGGATTTTGCTGATGCTGCATACCTAAAGTGAAGTTGGTAGTAAAATCTTTTATTCCAGTTAAAATACCCATTCTACCAGCTCTAACATTTCCACCAAGGGCATTTAAAAATTGCTCTTCTTTTGGATTGATACCTGTAATATCATCATAGACGTTACTAACAGCTTCGTTTCCTTGATACTTCTTTATGTTCTCTAATAGGCCTTCTTTAGAGCCTATTGCATCATGATAAGCGAACCTTCTAGATACTCGTTCCATGTATCTATTAAGCCTGTTGAGTAGATTCTTTTCTCTCCATTCTGGAGGAATATTTAGAACTTCTGCCTTATCTATCTGGCTAAATTGCTTGGCTATATTGACCTTCTCTTTAGTAAAAGATCTAAGATATGCTTTAAGATCTTCTGCGGCCCTTTCTGGTGTTTTACCTTCTACTTTGGTTTGATAGTCTAAAAACTCCTGCTTATATTGTGCTGATTTAGCAGAATCTGGCCTTTCTTGTAGTTCACCAATTACTTCATTAGAAGGTGTCTGAGGAAGAAAGTTCTTCTTTAGTCTATTCTTTGGTCCAATTCCTCTAGCAGTTTTATCAGTATCTACCAACTGCATTGCTTCATTTATCGCGTCCCTTATTTTAACTTCATTTTCTGTCAGATCAATATTTGGTTTCTTATCTTGAACATTATCAAACCATTGTCTTACATTCTGGAGTTCCTTTGTATCTTGTTTTAGATAGTCTGGAACATTTCTTATGTTGTCTATTAGAGAGCTTAGATTTGTCTGGTTTCTAATTTTCCTCAGAATACCATTTACGTATTTACCTCTATTTTCTGTTATCTTTTCAAAGAAGTCAGAGAAAGAGTCTTTTATTGATTTGTCTGGAATCTTATCTATTTCTGGCCTTAAACCAAATAGGTGCATTTCCCAAGGAGTTCTAGAAACTGGTAAAGTAGAAGGATCAATGTCATGTTTCTCTGCTACCATCTTTAGTTTTTGGGTAGTTTCATCCTCAGAAAATCTAGGCAACTTAGAACCTTCTTCCTCTGAATAGTAGTTACTATATTTTCCTCCAGTAGTAGAGGGACCATGATAATTTTTAGTAGTTCCCAGAACAGCATCTATAGCGAAAGCGAGTTCAGGATTCTGGTTATAGACTTCTGAACGATATTTAGGCCAATTTTTCCAGATAACATCAGGATCATTTATTCCTCTTTCACCAAAATCTTCTAGATCATGTGTCTTAGAGAAGTCTATATCCATCAAATCTTCCCTTGTAACTTCCTTCATTCCATCTTCATAGGAAATATGCTTCTTTGAATTTGTATGTTCTGGATATTGTTCTAGAAAGGCTTTCTTAACTTCTTTTGCTGTTTTAGTTACATTAATTGAGCCATCTGATTCTCTAAGTAAATCTCTAAGATCATTAATATCAAATGTTCCAGTCCCAACAAAGTCAGATAGAAGCTTCTGATTATCTGGATCTTCTTGAAATTCAGTCCAATCTTCTTCTAGTTGCTTATCTATAGCTTCACCACTATATTTCTGTTTCCAAGCCTCTTGATATTGTGTTAGACCAGAATCAGTAGAACCTTCTTTTGGATTAAGTCCTTTTATCCATTTCTCATAAGGAACATAATCTACCGCTTCCTTATCTTCAAATTTAGGTAATTTTCCTTCTTCTTCAGAGAATCTTTTACCAAGATTGGCTTCTCTTAAGTTAGAAGCAAGAGCAGATATTTTCCTTCTAAAATCTTCTGAACCAGCAGCAGGAATATATCCTCTTTCAACCATCATACCAATCATCTTGTCGCCAATAGGATCTTTTTTAGCAATAGCCTCTATAATCCTTTTGCCATGATACATTGGATCATTGTTAAATGGAACTTTAGATTGATACTTAGTATGCAGGCCTTTCAGTATTGGCATCATAAACTTACCAATACCTTCTGCTTCTCTTTCCCAAGCATCATAGGTAGCAGCATATTCTTTATCAGAAATTTTAGGAAGATTTCCTTCTTCTTCAGAATATTTCCTACCTGACCTAAGTTCTTCAATTATCTTATCATTCAACTTAGTCCATTGCTTACCTTCCTTAGATTCATGGTTAATAGCTTTGTATTCAGCCGCGAGCTTATTTAATTCGTCTGAGCCTAATTTATTCTTATATCGACCAAATATAGTTTGTGCAGCCTCAGATACAGGAGTTCCTCCTAGTCCCTCATTCAACTCTGCATTTTCTACATCATATGGTTTTGTTACATTATGAATAGCATAAGACATTTCATCCATTACTTCATTTAAGGAATCTTCATTAGGTGTTTCACCCTCTTTAATTAGATACTCATTAGCTAATTTTTCTAATCTTTCATTATACTTTATCTCTTCTAGTTTCTTTCCCATTGTATCTTCTACTCTTCTTTGCATCCTAGTAAGATTATGGATTCTGAAGTCACGATCTGAAATCATTTTCTTCCACTCTTCATGCTCTTTTCTAACCTTATCTAAAGGAGATTCTTCAGATTCAGAAAGCTTAGGAGTTTTAGCTGACAGATTCTTCTGTGCCTCAATCATTCTAGCAATAGCACCTTTAAATTTAGCCTTATGTTCTTCTGTGCTTGCATGTCCAGAACCTAAAGAATCCCTAGTCTTATGGTAGGCTTTCTGTGTAGAACGATAGTCTTTCTTTGCAGAATCTAGTTCCTTTTTTAGATCTGCTAGTTCTTTATCTAGTGGTGAACTTTCATCTTCAGAAAGTTTAGGCTTATCTCGTTCAATAGTTAAAGAACTTTCTGTTGGATGAACTTCATAAGGAAATTCAACTGTTTTCGCCTCAGTTTCTAGATCTCTAAGTTGCTTTAATTGAGCTTCACTTAAACCAGACTTAGAAGCTTCTATCCATTTTCCTTTATAGTTTTGTCCAGTTGGACTCTTACCTACAGATTCAATCTTATAGACGTAAGACTTTAAATCAGGCTCAATATCTTTATTACCTGTCATTCTAGCCCAATTGTTCTTATCAAATTCATTTATTCCAGCGTAACCTAGTTTCTGATAAATCTCATCTTTCTTTTTCTCAAAAGCTTCAAAGGCTTCTACTTTTTCTGGTTTAATAACTTTAATTCCAACTTTAGTTCTTACTTCTTTAGATGGTAGTTCTTTATCTAGTGGAGATTGTTCTGATTCTGCATTTTTATATGGTTTATATTTTCTTTCTGGAGAAGCATTATCATCCGGATATAAATTAGAAACTTTATCAGCAAGTTGCCTTGCTTTCTTAAAGGCTTTATTATATTCAGGTGAATCAATTCCATGATAAAGATAAGCATTTTCCATCTCTTGATGGGCTTCTTCTAACTTAACAAATAATTCTGCTCTATCCTGTTCAAAGTCTTTTTTACCTATCTCCCTATCTGTAGATTTACCATATTTATCTAAAGGAGATTCTTCAGATTCTGCATTTTTAGCTTCTGGATGAATAGCTGGAAAATCTTGTTTTGGTCTATTTTGAGACTCTAGAACAAGAGCATTATATCGCTTAGCTAAAGCTAATCTATTTGATCTTGCTCTTAAGTATTCAGGAGAATCCTCTCCAAAGATTTTCTTCATCTTCTTCTCCATAAAGACAGAAGCCTTAAAATCCTCATCCATTCTTTTTAAATTATCCCCAAGTTTATTTCTTTCCTCAATAAACTCTTCCTTTCCCATAGGAGGTTCAAATCCAGCATTTTCTTCTTCTGAGTATTTACCTTCTTCCTCTGAATAAACTTTAGGAGTTCTAGCTTCCTCTATAGTAGTTTTTTCTTCAGGAGGAGCAGTAACTTTAGGAGTATATCCTTTGCCAAAAGTCTCATGAAAAGGAGCATCATTGATAAGCTTATTAGAAAGCAAACGAACAAAATCTTTAGATTCCGCATTACCATATTTAACTTTTACAGCAGACCAGAAGTCTTTTAAGAAAGCTTTAAATTTACCATCTCCATCTGTTCTTAATACACGTCGAATAGCATCTTCACCAGTATGTGTAGCATACCATTCTCTTACAGAACCATTCTTTCCTTCCTTTTTCCTTGCTTTAGCCCATTCCTGATATTCAGTAGATTTCTCTACAGTTCTATCACCCTTTGTGACCATCTTCTTTTCCGCATCGGTTCCATGATTTATTAGATCCTCTCTGAATCCTTCAAAAATCTCGTGCGGTGTTGTATCAATAGTAGCTTTAGTTGGATGAATTAAAGCAATAGCTGTTTCTAGTCCTTCTCTTGGAAGCATTTCTCCTTTTGCTTCTACAGTTCCAACTACTTTGCCTTCTTTATCATAGATATTCTTTACTGGAACTTTTTTCTGAACGTCTATATTTCTAGTAATACCAAGGCGTTGAAACATCTTAAAAAGCCTATTAGTTGGCTTTAAAGTAAGTCCTTCTTTTTCTGCTCCTTTTATTAAAGGATCTTGTCTTTTAGCTGAGATTTCAGAAAGTTTAGATTCAGGTAAAGTTCCTTCTTCTTCACTATATAATCCACCCTCATTTAAGTCTGTATCTTCTCTTCTAGGATACTTTAGCTTATTTACATCTTCCTCTTTGCTTTCTAGCATTTTACTCTCTAGAGGAACATCTTCTTTTACCTGTTGTTGCTTAGCAATCTCATCAGCAACTTTAAGATCTTTCTCAGTCTGAGCTTGTTTAGCTGCGGCTTCTACTTCTTCAGCAGACAGTGGAACTTTAGCTTGTTCTTCTAGAGGGACTTCAGGTTCAGTAGTTAGCTTCTTCTCTTTAGGAACCTTACCTTCTTTATATGATTTACCAAATTTCTCCGCATCAGCTTGAGCTTTCTCTTCTGCTAATCTAATCTGATGTTCTTGTTGATTCTTGTATTCATCTCTTAAAGCAGCTTTCTCATCCTCAGAAAGATTCTTAAACTCTTTCTCATAATTTAGATCATGATAGTCTGCTACAGCTTCATCTTCTTTATGATATTGTTCTGCTGTAGCTTCTGCTTCCGCTTTAGCTTTTGCTTCTTCCTCATCTAGTTTTGCTGCAAGCTTCTGCTCTTTTTCAACTCTCTTTTCTTGCTGCTTCATTAGCCTAAGAGCTTGAGATTCTGTTTCTTTAGCCGCAGCCTTTTCTTCATATCCAGAAACTACAGGTTCAGTAGAAAGTGGAGATTTAGGTCTAATTGTAGTATCTGGCTCTTCAACAACTTCAGACTCTACATCTACAGCACCTTTTCTCTGTGCCTCTCTAGCACCCTTAAATTCTGGTTCTCTATAAACATTTGGATGGAGTCCAATTTTCTTTGTCCATTGTCTAGGATCACTTAAGAGTCCACCACCTACAGTTTCAAGTCCTAAAATACCAAGAGCTTCTGGGTCACCTTGTAGGGCTTTAGTCCTAATATCTTTATCTGTTGCTAACCTTAAAGTTGGTTGAATAGCAGCATTTAGAGCTACATTTTTAAGAGCATTCAAATCAGCAGCGGGAACTGTTCTATAAGGTGTAATAAGTCCAGATAAAGCTCTACCAGCACCAGGTAATGCTTTAACACTAGAACCTAAAGTTGGCAAAGCAGAAGCAATTCCTCCTACAGTAGTAGCAACTGGGTGTTCTTGAACATCAGTCTCTAGCTGTTGAGATAGTTCTGGAGAAACTTCTTCAATAGCCTTTTTCTGTAACCAATGTGTTCCTAAAGAAGCAACAAGTCCAGTTCCTAAACCAGCAACTAATGAAGCACCACCAGTAAAAGGAGCTGCGGCAAGAGAACCTGCTACTAATCCAGCAGTTGTAGGTAATACTCCAGTTCCGAAACTTCTAGCTCCAGCAGCATAAGGATTACTCTTAGGTTTTATTACGCTTGGAGTAGTAGAAACATTAGCAGATTGACCTTCTGCTTCATCTACTAAATCATATTCATCAGGATTTAATCCCTGATCTTTTAGCTTCTGTCTAGTTTGGTAGTCGTAGATTGGCATATTAAGGTTTCTTTTTTCTTACCCAACCAACTCCAGGAACAAACTGCATATCTGGATTTACAGGGCCAGTAGAAGTAGGAGGAATTTCTCCCATTGGATTAGATAGTCTCTTTGCTTTAATTCTTTGAATGTCAGTTTCTGCTTGCTCTATTTTAGAGGGGCCAGAATAAAATGGCTTACCTGGATGTGCAATATCAACAATACTTTCTCCTTGAGAAGCAGGAAATAGTCTCTTTCTTAATTCATCATAATAATTCTGTTCAGCCATCCTAGGAATAATTTGCATTCTTTGTTGTTGTAAAAGAGGCTGTGCTTCTAGTTCTCCTCTAGCAGCTATATTTTTAAACTGTGATTCTCTTCCAGCAGTATCTAGATCGTTAGCTCTAGTAATATCACTTATATCTAAACCTTTTCTAGCTGTCTCATAACCTAGCATATTTTCAGCACCAAGTTTCTCCGCTCCAATTTTCTTTGCTGCAATTCTAGGTTCTGTTAGTGTATTACCGAACATATCTACATTTCTCTCTGTAGGAACAATACCTTCACCAGCAACTAAATCAACTCCAGATTCAGTTCTTTTCTTATTTATATCTAAAGGATCAATAGCTTGCCTTCTAGAAACCTCATTTTTGGTTCTAATAGCACCAAGTTGTTCTTCTTCACCTAGTTTCTGTCTAGTTTTTTCTGGGCCAACAGTTTTAAGATTTTCTAGTTCTGCATCTGTATCTATTTTATGTTGAGCAATAGATTTCTTTAGATCTAGTGGATCAATATTGAGTCTCTTTTGTAGCTCAGCATCATTAGCTAATGCATTAAGAGCTTTTTGTCTCTCTAGAAGTGGCTTACTAAGCGCAGTCTCTCTTTCTACATCAAGAGGAATCTTAGCTTTTGTAGTTCTAAGTTCAGCCTTTTCTGCTTCTCTTGCTTCTTGTGCTCTAATATTTGCTCTATTAGCTTCTGATTGACCTTGGCCAGTATAATCTCTAGATTTATCTTTAACTCTATATTGTTGCGGCGGAGTTTCTATAATTCCACCAGCTTGTGTTGGCCCCTCAAATGGAACATTAGGAATTGGTTCAACTTCTCCAGTTCCAGCACCACCTAAAGCACCTAAAAGGATAGCACCTAGATCAATGTTACCTTTTCCTCTAGTTTGATATTGTCGATTTCTTGGAGGCATAGTTTTATTTTAGTTCAAAGTCAACCGAAGCAGATACAGGTTCATATCCAGGAAAGAATTTAGAGAAGTTGATAAAGATAAGTGGCAAATTAGAAACTTCAAATCTATGAAGAAATCCATAGGGAACAGAAAATGTCCTAAAGCAATGATACCATTTAGGTGTAAAAGATTGTTCTTTCTGATCTTTTTTCTCTCTTCTGAAAAAGGTAGTTTTTCCAAAGATATACATAAGTTCTATTCTCTCGTTTGGATGCGAATGTTCTTTTATTTTGTATCCTCTAGGACAATACCAAATCTCTACATACCTTCTCTTAAACTTAAAGAGCGGTATTCCTATACACTGTTCATATCGGTGCACCAAGCTCATTGTGATGTGTATGATAGCTAATTTCTCTTAATTCCTGGGAAGCTTTCCTTCTAACATCTATTCCATGAAGTATTTCTATTACAGCTAAAATAACTTCATTTCCATGTGTCCTTAAAATATCAGCATAATTCCTTTTCCACTCTTCTTTTGATTTTTCCATCAAGACTGAATCCATATAAGTGTTAGATGCGGCCTTACATAGAGAATAAAGAATGTGCATATTCTGTAGATAGAAAGGATAGCTATAAACCATAGCTGCTAGCTCAAAAGTCTTTAGAATAAACTCTGAATCTGTCTTATCCCCATCAATAATATCATCTATAGCATGAACATAAACGCCATATCCAAGTATCCAGATATGTGCATCTATATTGTGTCCAATATACTTAGCTATAAACTCTATATATGCTTTTCTGTAGTTCATTACACGCTAATATCAGGAGATGTCTCATTAATCCTATCTAGAATATCTCTTCTCTGGCTATTTATATCTTGCTGCTGACCAACTAAACCAGCACTTGTTCCCATTATTCCAGAAGCAGCACCAACAGCTTGGTTTTGTGTATCTTTTACTCCTGCAAAATTAGTTAAACCAGTATTTGTTGGGCCTTTACCTAAAGCTATATTAGCTGTATTAAAGGTTCCAGAAGCAGGAGCAAGAAAGCCAGATGCGGTATTAATTGCTTGACCAAGTGCATCTCTTCTTTTCTGCTGTTCATTACCAAATGAAAGTGCATTAGCTACTGTCCTAGTAGAGCTTGGAGTAGTAAGATTTCCAGATCGAGCATTTTCTTGTGAAACAAGTCTTTCAGCTTCTGGGTTCGCATCTGACAAGTTAATGGAACCTAACAGTTCACCTAATTTAGCCGCACCAGCTTCTCTTGTTTTGTAGTATTCTGGATTAACTGATCTATCTAAATCAGATAGATTCCTTACAGTATCTCCACCGGCTCCTTTTAATATATCTGCATCTGTTCTAGCTGTTGCTTCTCTAGATATTCTATCGGCTCCAGCACCAGCAGTTGCTAATCTAGGAGCGAACTTTTCATAGAGAGAAGTCAATAATTCTTGATACTGTGGTGCTATCTCTTGTTGTGTTGCAAGTTCTGATCTAGCCTGTGGCGCAAGTTGAGCATTAACCGTATTCATGTAAGCTGGCAAGTTCTGTATTACGTTATTAATAACGTCAGAACTTAAACCAGTGCCACTTTGAGCTTTTGGATCAGCCATATTATAATTTTATTTGTTTGAGGTTTCCCCTTCTATAAGCTGTTAAAATGTAACCGCTGTATGTTTTCTTAAAGTATTTTATATAATCTCTCAAATGACCCTTTGCTACAATAGCTTTTACGTGTAAAATTCTCTTATTCTTATCTTCGCTCGCTATACATATTCCAACTAAATCACCCTTTTCGTCTGTTGTATAAATAAGGGACTTATTGTTTATTGCCCTAACTATCTCATGACTTATCGCATTTAAATCCCAATCTTTTAGGCAGTAATCTTGAACAAATCGAGCGGCTTCTGAAATAGATACCATTATTCATCTAGGATTTTAGAGGTTCGCATTTTACCAAGTAGTTCATTATAGCTTGTCTGCAAAGCAATAAAAGCATTCTTCAGTTCAACAAAAGATTCCTTAGTAGGAACTTCTCCTAGAGTAACACCATCTACTTGTAAGTTGAAAGTGTCTGAATTGACTAATTCTGTCTCTTCAAATTCCGTAGCAACAACCTGCTTAAAAGTTCCATAGGCAGAAGTAGTCCCAACAGGAACTCTAATATCTTCAAAGAATTGCTGTAGTGCATCTTTACTCTCCCAAGCAATTGTGTCACTAACAAATTCAGTAAAACTTAAAGTAGCTCCAGATGGTATCATTTGTTATAAAGGGATGATTGTTGATCTAGACTGGTAGTATTATTTTTCTCATCTACTTGAGTGTGAAGGAGAAGTAACTTAGAGGCATTATTCCAAGAAAGCTTTGGAGAAACTTTCCAACCTGTAGTTCCTAATTGTCTAAAGTTGAAATTCACAACATCTGTTGATCTAGTATCAAAGAAAGTAACTGGATACATTACAGGATAATAAATACCTTGCCTTGCTTTACCTAATTCCTGGACTACAGATTCACCTTCTTTATTGTTTATTACTTCTGTAGCTGTAGCAGTAGCAGGAACATCAGGATTATCAAATACCGCTCTAACATTTTGAAGTTTTAGCTCTGAATCTGCTCTAGATATATTGAAAGCTTTTGGCCTAAGAATCCCAGTTCTTCTAGTAGAAGATGAGAAAAGTTTAAAAACCTTACTTTCTGTTATAGCATAAAGTGTTGGATTTTCACTTTGATCTGCTACCGCGAACTGTTTTATAGGATTCTCCAATTCTACAAAACTTGCCCACTTCTGTCTTAATGTATCATAGAGAGCTAGAACATTTCCAAAGTTAGTAAGAACAGAAAAGATAGCATAGTTATCAAATACGATAGAAGCAGTTAAAGTTGTCTGCTTTATCTTAGCAAATGCTTTCGCGATAAGAATAGAAAAGATGCTATTTCTACCTTCATTTGTTAGCATAGATACAGCATTAAAAGAACGAAGTCCATCAAAGTCAATGAAAGCGTAATCACCAAGAATATCTATAAAAGATTCCTGATTTATTACACCAGCATAAATGGGCTTTCTATTTAGAAAGGTCGGCTCTTGAAAAATCACCTTATCAAAGTTAAATTCAATAGGAAATAGATTTCTAGAAGTTCCTACCATTAATTCACCAGAATTAAGAGGCCTTAGACAATTTATAGCGTCATAACCTACAGCATAATCTGTAGTATTTGCATCTCCACCTTTATTCCCATGAACATCAACATTAACTACAAAATCCAGAGGTCTGCCTGAAACAGAACGAAGAATTCTTCTTTTGTCTGGTGCGATACCAAAAAGAATTCCATTCATGTAGGCCATTTGCCTCATTATAGGAACATAAGTTCTATCATCTTGTGTCCATTCAAGATATTTCTTCAATCTAGTAGCTTCTGCTAAAGGAGAAATAAACCAACCTTGAGAAAGTCCATCTTGAACTACAAGTCCCTCATTTGTTGTAGTTATGAGAGTATTCTTTGTAGTTACATTCGTTGAAGCGGAAGTTCCATCAATTCTATTGGGAATATCTAGAACTCTTACGAAATTAAAAGTGGAAGCGGGAACCGCTTGAGCAAATATATAGTCAACTGATGGATTTACAAAAATATCATCAATTTGTATCCACTCTGTATCATCTACTTCTCTATAAAAACAAAGTCCTTGATTGAAGAGAACTAGATATTTATCGAAAGCAAAAAGTCCTTGTTTCTTTCCTACTGGTGCTGCAATATCTTCTTCATCTTCCTTTATACATTCTAGCGCGGAATCCCTATTTAGTATATTAAATGACAGACCATATTCAGTATCAGACAATTTCGTATCATGGGAAAAAAGATTCATCCCAGAAGAGAAATCTGTTTGAATAAAGTCTTGCATTTAGAATTTAGTTCTAGAATACTTGCTATAACGATCAAAAAGACCTAAGAGACCATTCCTTTTGAAGTTTATTCTCTTCTGAATAGTCCCTGTCATATCTTCTGTCTTTTTGCTTATTTGTTCACTAGCTTTTACATGCATCAAAGCTGCTCTTTGTTCTTGTCCAGGAAGATCTTCTGTAAGAAGCTGCTTTGATTTGAGAACAATAACATCATCGTATCCGTCTACAGGAAAAGAATCATCATCTCGTTCCATTCTAGGAAGTTTTGGCTTATAGAGAACTTCCATTATATAGGAACCATCTGAACAGCAATGCAAATCTGGATAAAGGCTTACATCTACTATAATATAACGAGATTCTAGTTGATCTGCATAAATAGTAGCCATCTCATTCCCGTCCGCATCCGTAATTGTTACATTATAGTCTGTTACTTTGCTCTTCTTAATGGCTGTAAAATCAATAAAGCTATTAATCCATGTTTTACTTGTCTCATCTAGTATGATTCTCTCTACCCATCTATTAGAGTTGGTCGTTTCACCAACAAAAGTGATAGTTAAGTCACTATCTGCTACTGGATAAGTAATAGTTCCTGGAGCGGAATTGGTTATTTCTGTCTGGAATGGAGAATATCCTTTAATTCTCCAATTTTTCCACTCATTTCTCCAATCTTCTGCTTGATACCTAGGACGAATATCATGAAGTTCCCAAGCATCATTTCTACAGGTAGAGCGAATAGCTCTTAATTTACCAACAAAAGGAGGAAGAGCTAATTCTTTATTGGAGTTTGCTCTTAAATATAGCTCTTTTAGAACAATAGGAAGATCTTTTGTCTCATAAACCTCTGTAGCAGCTTGATTAATTATATCAACTAATCTAGCTTTTTGTGCAGGATTAGCTTGTGGATTTGTGTCTCCAGTTTCAGAAGCAACGCGAGTAAAAATGTATTTAAAGCTCATTAAGTTTTAATAAGTATGGTTGCTACAGCAGAAGGCTGCATATTTTCATGTGCTTCTGCTGCTGCGGTAGCTGTTTTATTATCAGTAAGATTTGTTAGTGTTCCGGCAGCTCCTGGAACAAATGTAACCATCAAACTAGAAGTAGCATTAGTATTTCCAGAGGCTTCTCCTTTTCCTAAGCTAATAAGTCCATGATTATGTGCTGCGATACCTGATTGTAAAGCAGTAAGAAGAACAGATTCCGCTCCAACATTTGTTAATCCAATATTTCTAAGTGTAAGTCCAGCACCTTGTCCTGAACCTATTAAAGTTCTTCCCCTGAAGTCTGGTAAATTAAAGGTTGTAGTTCCATTACCAGGACCAAAAGTAACTCCAATTACAGCAAAAAGACCAGCAAATATAGTTCTATCTACAGCGGTTCCATCACAAAGTAACCAACCTTGATCTACAGAAGTAGAATAAGTAGTTGGTCTTAAAGTTTGCTTTAGATCACCAGCAGAAAAGAAAGTCCCAACTACAGTATATAGATCATTTAATGCTGCAATAGTAGCATTTAAGCTAGCAGTTAAAGCTGTTATATCCGTAGTATTTGTATCTACTCCATCTTGTGCTGCTTCTGCTGCTGTTTGAGCTGTATCTGCTGTATTTTGAGCATTTGTAATTAACGCGGTCTGAGAAGTAGCTAAAGTAAGGGCATCTCTACCTTGTTTATCAACTAAAGACCAGAAAAGTAAGTCAGCATCTTCATCTACAGATGGATCCCATTTGTAGACTAGAACTTCATCATCTTCATCAAAAGGTAATCGTCTCCAAAGATATTTAGTCCACCAAGTAGGAGTAATTCCACTATAATCTCCATTCGGATCTGGAGTAACAGGAGTATCAGCGGCAGAATCAGTTGTTTCAATTACCATCCCTTTATCTGTAGCTAATCTACCAGCATCTACTAGCTGATTTAACTGGCTTCCAGTTACATCTGTTTGACCAGTTATATCTATACCTTTTACTAAATCTTGTGTGGTTGGGTCCATAAATTAATCTGTAGTTACCGTATTTCCATTTCCTATTAAAGTAGCTTTATCAGTGATACCTTGTCCACTTGGGGGAGCAGATGGAGTTTGACCATTAAGAGAAATAAGACAAGTAGTTACTCCACTAGCAACACATTTAGCTAAAACTGTATTTACAATAGAAGTAGGTAAAGCACAATTATCTAGAGCTATATTAGTCCCATTTTCAAAGAAAAGGCCGGAAGAGAAAGTAATATTTGCTAAAGCATCACAAGAATCAGTTTGAAAGTTTCCACCTAGAAAACTAAGCTGTGGAATATTTAGATTCCCAACTAAAGGACAAATAGAACAAATAAAGTTTCCAGTTACTTGAGTAAGTAATGGAATATCTAAATCAAGCAAATTGCCACAGCTAGATATATCAAAATAACCTAAAACTGACTCTAGTGACTCTATATTAATTGATACTAATAGTGGACTAGCAGAAGCAACAAAAGCACCAAATACTCTCTTTAGATTTCTTAAATCTATGCTTGTAATAGCTGAAGAATCGTCAAAATATAGGTCGCTTAAAGATAGAATTAAAGTAGAAATATCTAAAGCTCCAGAACCAGAAAAACCGTAGTCTTTTGATATTCCAACTATATTAGAATATGATGAATATTCATCCCCAAGCTTAGCCCTGTATTTATATTGCCAGAAATCAGCAGCAATAACTGACAAATCATTGTAAGTTAGAACATCACCTTCAATTGTATCAAGTAAAAACCAATCCAAATCAGATGTTTTCTTCCAAATTTCATAGAAATCTGGTTCAGACTCTTGGTTTATTACATTGATAGCAATATTATCAGCAGCGGAAGCTAAATCTAGTTCAATTTCTGGAGTATCTAGACCAAATATCTGGTCTGTATCTAAGCAAGTATTTATTACTGTATAATAATCTCCAGAAGCAGGATCAAAATTTGACATATCAAATGTCATATCTTGACAAATAGTATAGCTTGGAGCTAAATCTACCATACCAGTATCACATTTAGAGTCTGGAAGCTTAAACTGTGAAATTCTAAGTGCTGTTCCACCACCAACTATTAGTTCATTATTTGTTGACCAGATTTCTAGATAGAAGTTCTTATTTATTGTCTGGCCAGTATAAAGAGGAGCATAAAGTAATCCTTCATTATGGTTCCATAGCTTGTATCTAACTATTGTATCAGGACTTGTTTTCCAAGCAACACAAGCTATATAATTTCCATCAGAAGATATATTCTGATCTAAAATTGAGAAGTTTTTATCAAAAGTAAAATAGTATTTTTGTAGAATTTCTGAGGCACCTTTCCAAGTATTCTCTAAAGTAAAAGTCGGAATAGAAAAGAAGTAAGGTAATTTAGTAACATAGGTAGATTTCTGCCTTACTTTATTAGGCTCCTGAGCATAAAGTAATCTTTCTTCGTGAAATGGAGGAAGAATAAGTGACATTCTAGTGTCCAAGCGCAATTTTCATACCATCACGAATTCCAGTCGCAGCAGCAAAAACGTAAATGTTATTTTCTATATTTATCTTGTCACCCACAGAGGCATCAAATAGAAAAGTAGCATTCTCAATAGCAATTCGAGCTGTATCGCTTTTTAGTTCTTTAACTGGAAGTTGAGAAATTAGCTCTCTGAGCAAAATTCCAGTAATTTTCTTAGTATTTACTAGACTATCTAATGTGCTATAGGAGATTTCAAATTGCATCCTCCAATCTGGATTTTGTTTGAGTGCAATCTGTGTTCCGATAGAGGCTGCCGCATAAGATAAATTTCTAACATCAGCAGCTTTTTGATCTGGTGTGGAAGTCTTACTAAAAAGTGCACAGTTAGTGAATAAAACTAGCGCGGTTAGACTGATTGCAATGTTCTTTTTCATGATAGTGATGGTAGTCCTAGGTCTTTTCTTATTTTTTCTACATCTGATTTTGATAGGTGTTCTGTTTCTCCTGACTTAACTTTATCTATTTTGAGGTTTGATACTGAATTGTCTACGAAAACCCTTATAATAAGCAGACCAGAAAGTAAGCAAGATAGAAGCGTTCTGAGCCACATCCAAAAATTGAAACCATCAAAGTCTAAGAGCTTCTCTGTTTTATCTAAGAAAGTCGTAATAAAGCCAATTAAAAGATAAAGAGAACACCTAAGAACAACAGGTTGCCAATACTGTAGAAATGATAAAAATTCTTTAACCATGTCTTTTAATAAAGGATGCTTTGCCTGATGTTTCTAAGTCTGGAGATACATATTTACATTCCCAAATAGCAATAACTTCTTCTGCTCCACTTATATATCCAGACATAAACATATCTTCTAGTAGCTTTGTAGCCCTTTCATCATCTATTTGTCTTATAGCCTTTATGATTTCCCATGTTTTCACTAGCATTCATAATTTATGAAAGTTTCATTATTAGCTTAACAAAAGCTACATAACAAAGAATTAGTCCACAAATTGCTATTAAAATGTAGATAAAAATCTTTGCACCTTTACCTACTTTTGATTCTTCTTCTCTATTTTCTTGACTCATATAACAGGCCTTCCTAATATTCCCATAGTTCTTTTCCATATGTCATTCAAAAGCAATTGATTTGCTGCACTTATTCCTCTACCTAACATATGTCCTCCCCAAACTTTAGTAGATGGAGCAACAGGAACAAGAGATTCTTGATTATTTACATCCAAAACACCAACATGAAATCCAGAACTATAAGTAGCTCCAGGAGTTGCAGAAGATCCAATCTGAACTCCACGCTTGTAAAGTTTGGCATCTGTTGTAGTATTGTATGAACCACAATAAAACCCAGTTCCAGCGGAATCAGCTACACTTATTTGATTTCCAGATATACCAGTGGAAAAGAAGGTTGTTCCAGTTCCATTAGAAATATATAAATAAATGTAGTCACTTCCATTGTAGACACCCATACCAAAGCCATTTTGATTGGTTCCTGAGCAAATGTAAGCACCATAAGTGAATGAGTGATTTGTTGCATCCTGATTGTAAATTTGTGTTTGAGTCGTAGCAACAAGCATAAACTCATTTGTTCCATTTCCTGTTAAACCAACTGTCTCATCAAAATCTGCTTCATCTAGTTGTTGTGGAGAATCTGGAGTTGTTGGGTCAGAATCATTAATCAATGGAGCTTTGATTGCATTTAATCCAAGTCCAGTGTAAGTAGTTAAATAGATTATACTAGAACGAAGACCCTGAGAAACTAATGCTTTTAACATAAAGTCATTAGCTACTATTGAAACTCCAGAATAATTTCCTGAGCGACTCTTAACTAGAGCCATCCAAGATGCAACCCCTGGATGAAGATTACTAAGACTTACTGCTCCACCACTACAAACGAATAATGTAGGAACAAAAATTGAAATGTTCTTTATGAATTTTCTTCTAGCGAGAATCATAAACTCCATAGTCACTCATAAAAATACCATTCGTAAAAGGTGACATAGAAAAAGATACCCAAGATACCGCATTAGCATTTGTAGTCGGTTGAAATTGAGAATTGCCAGGAAATTTAAAAGAACCATTTGTCCAAGTAACGGCACTTCCAGCGGTTACCATTTTGAAGTAGACAGTAAATGATGTATTAGATGAACTAGAAGCTGGAATATTAGATGGAGTAACAAAGAAAGTAGTGTTAGTTACATTTAGAAAGAAGTTAGTTCCACCTGAACCATCTATAGTTACATTTGTTCCACTAGAATAAGTTAATGCTGTATTTGGAACCCAAACAGAAGCCCCGCTTGAACCACCTGAAACAGTTACCCAAGAAAAGCCTCCAGAACCATCATTAGTTAAAACACCAGAACCATTAGCTATGTTGGTCACAGCTCCATTAGAACCAATTCTTAAAAGTTTATTTGTTCCAAGCGAGGTTAGTGAAAGAGCATTAGTTACAATCAATGTATTGTGATTTCCATTGACTGCATAGAAATTAGAAGTAGTTAAATTATTTTGAACTGTTACATTTGTTACAAAAAAGTTAGATGAGTAAAGATTATTTACTACGCTAATATTAGTAGTTATAATATTCGATACAGTAAGAGCATTAACTACAGTCAAGTTTGTCGCAGTTAAGTTATTTATAATTATGTTCTGCGCCAGATTCGTCGTATATCCAAAATTACCTGAACCATCATTGGTCAACATACCAATACCATTAGGAATAAAAGATTGAGTATTTGTAGTAAGCCAAATAACTAATGCATTATTTGTTCCATTAGCAGGAACTGAACTTATAATTGCCCAATTTCCAAGACCATTAAGAAATTGATTTGTGCTTCCACTTAATTTTGGAGCAAAACCATGTTTTGAGGTAGATGAATTTCCTGTAGTAATATCAGTAAAACCTATATCTGTTTCCCAAATAAAGTCAAAAATTGGATAAAGAAAGTCTCCACGAGTTCTAAGAAATAGATTAGTTCCAGCATCATTTATAGTAAGAACATCAGTTCCAGAAGTTACATATGCTCCGATTCCAGAAGGATATGTATTAGTTGTAAATCTGTTAGCTACAAGATTGGTAGAAGTAGAGAAAGAATTTGTAGAGATTCCAACTATATTTGTCCCCTGAACTAAAAGTAGCTTTCCATTGCCTACATTGTTAGTTATAATATTCCTAACAATATTTGTAGCACCTTGTGGAGAAACAGTGCTAACATTTGTTACAGCAGCATTCAAAGAAAAGGAGGCTAGGATAGCCCCAGCGACTATCCTAGCTCCGAAACAGTGGTAGTATCTATTCCTCACGGTTGATGATAAGTAACTACCATTGTTAGACCCCCATTATTATTCGAAACATTAACTCCGCGAGTAAAAACTGTTGGAGTCGAGAAAACAAATGGTGTAGTATTTGCTCCAATATTTAGAACCAATATAGGAGTAACATCATTTGTTGCAGCGGCAGTAGCTTGTGCCAGAGTATAGAGCAAAGTGTTAGTGTAATTGTTTGTAAGACCATTTACACCAACAAATGTCCTAACTTGATTAGTAATAAACGAAGTATAGTTTGTATAGGCACCAACTACATTTGTAGTAGGCCCATCCCAAATCCTAACAATCGTATTACTCGTTCCAGTAATTTGTAAGCTTTCCAAAACAATAGCTTCTGGAATAATAGTCCTAAGTCCAGCAGCCATTGAATTGGTTACATAATTCTGTTGAGCACTAACAGTAAAACAAGCTAGTGCGCCAATTAGAGCAAGAAGTTTTTTCATATTATTTAATTTCCTTTCTCTATGATGTTTTAAAGACCACGTTTCCTAAGGTGAAGAATAGGAATAATGTTCCTTCGTTGTGTTGCAAGAATACCAAGAGCAATCCTGCAAATGAACCAAAGCCAATCACCATAAACATTAGTTTCGTAGATCATGTTTCCTGTGTCTGCATCTACACAAGGAACAAGCTTTTGTTTAGTGATAATAAGCTTACCATTCCAATTCATAGCTGGGAAGTTATGAGGCGGGCTGTCACCAGTAAAAGCACTTGGCGGTGGCCCAACTTGAATACTTTCATAACCTTGTGCTCCAACTAACCAACTAACAGTGTAAGGTGAACCATTTTCATCTAATGTTGCATATTGTGGATTTGGAACAGTTTCACCAGCATTTTCAGCACCAGCAGCAACTCGGATTTCTGGAGCAGGAAATGTGCAATCATTCATGAATCGCAAAGGCAAATCTTCCAGTTTGGAAGTAATCTTTCCAAAGAAGGAACCTTTGAATGATTGATTCACAATATCCAGATCACAGTTCTTATGCTGTTGAACATAAGGGTCAAAAGTAAATTGACCATATGTTTCATTGTCTGTAACCAAACAATACTTACCGTCTAGTGGTGCATCTTCTTTAGGAAGAGCAGAACCAGACCAGAAAGGAATGCGAAGTTCAGTATCCATCTGTGAATAAGCATCATTTAAAACTGTGAGCTTCAAATGTGAGTTAATAGTATTCTTATTTGCAAGCAATGTTGCAGTAGTCTTACCATCAACAGCAGGATCGAATGTTCCAGTTCCAAGCCAAGGATTAGTTTGAACTCGAATTGCTTTATCTCCGTTGGCAAGAAACATGAAAGGAGACATATGAAAGATACGTCCACGAAGGAAAATATCTTCATATCGTTCAACCTTCTCCATAATATCTTTACCATTGTCATCCACATGATCCATAAAATCATTGAATGAAGGGTAAAAATTAAGTCCAGGTGACTCAAACTTCTGACCATAGACTTGTGCGCTTGCAGTTCTTTCAGTTACGTTAATGATATCTTTCTTAAGAGGATTCTTAATAAGATTAGGATTAGCGAACTGACGAAGATGTGGAGAAGGATTGGTAGCTACTCCTTTAAGAGTATCTCCCATATTCTGTGTCCACTTCCTCTTTTTTGTAAATTTGGCCCAAGTAGTCCAGGTTTTCCTCAATTCAACTTCCATCTTTGCTAGATAGAAAGGAAGTGTATTATAGAGGTTAATGTCATTTTCAGACCAACCTGAACAAGAGGCCGCATCTATGGCTGGCATCGAGTTTACCGGCATATGTTAATCTTTCTTTTTGAAGTTAATTTACGATGTATAAAATACATTCAGATTTCAGAAAAGGAAACCTGGGAACTTTGCGCCAGCTCATACGCAAATAGAAAGCTGAAATGGGGTGCTCAGAAATCCCCTAGAAGCAATACATCTTTAGCACAATATGTGCCAAGATTCTAAACTAATTAGAAACTACCTTGTATTATTTAAATACAAGGCAGATCAAGAACAATAAAACAACTATAGCTATAAAAAGATGTGCGGCAGCATCAACAAACTCATCATCTTTCATACATCCTGTGCTCGTCTATTTTGAAAGTCAGAATATTTAACTCCACCATTTCCTGCTTTACCAGCTACAAACTCACCTTTTCTAGGTTGAGCATTGTTAGCATCTGTTTTAATACCTTTTAGCTTATTGTTTTCATCCTGTAGTTTCTTAACCCTACCAAGTAGAATAGCGTTATTGGCTGCGGTCATAGCAAGCAAAGTGGAGACTGGATTATCTCTGAAAGATGCGGGCAAAGCATCTAATACTGCTTTCTGAATAGCTTGTGTCGGATGATCTTTAGCTGTATATCCTGGAAAGTATTTCTCTACCGCTCCAGTTACAACTGCTAGATCAGCTTTATAAGTAGAATCATAGCTGTCAATATAGTTCTTTAGTTTCTTTCCAGCCTCATAAGACTGCTCTCTAGCAAATTGTAGCTGATCTCCAATAAATACTTCCGCTTCCGCATTTGATTCTTTAGGCTCAGATAAAACAAGCTTTCCAGTTTTTGGATCCATATCTAAATCTTGCCATTTTTCTCCTCTAGAAACTTTAGCAGCTTGTGTAGCCCAATGAGATTTAATTCTCTCTGCTAAATTGTAGTCGCTAGATGAAGTCTTATATTCTTTTGTAAGAGTAAAAGCTTCTGGATGACCAAAGATAGAAGCAGGCTCTTTTCCTTTATTCTGCTTTAGTTGTTCATTTTCTGTCTTAAGAGCTTTATGTTCTAGATAAAGAGGCTTTAGCTTATTAAAGCTCTCTATAGACATATTCTTAAAGATTGGTCTATCTTCTTCAGGAATATCATCAAGAACTCTTGGAGCGGTCTTTGTTTTAGTTTTTCCTGGATCAGCTTCAATTTTAGTCTGATCAAATTCTACACCACGATCTTTTAAGAAATCTTGGAAATTTACTTCTTTATCTTCTTTCTTCTCGCGAGTAGTTTCTAGTTGCTCATGATCTTCACCAGTTTTCTCAATTTCTGTAGAAACTTCTTCAGTCTTTTGTTCTACAGCTTCTCCTGCTGGAGTTTCTGCTCCTTCAAAATCTACCTTTGGCTCTACAAACTGATTCTCTGCTGGTTCATCTGGCATATTATATTCCTAGTGTTGATTGTTTATTTTCTGTTATATATTCTATCACCTCTCTAATACCAATAGAGATATGAAGAAATCTATTTGTTGAATTATCTGAATTTAACCTACTTGAATTACGTGCAGCATTCAAAAGTTCTAATTCTCTCCGCGCGAGATAAATTAATAGGTTCTGTGTCTTTTCCATCGTTAACCAAGTTTTTAGTTCTTCTTCTGCAATAAGTTTTGCATGTTCATCCTTAGGCTCTGTCTCTATATCAGCGACGCGGCCAGACATTCTATCATATGCTCTTACAGTGCTCATTTTGATTCCTCTCCAGGTTTAGCTCCTAAGTATTGTTCTACTTGCATTTTAATCTGATCTAGTTGCTGCAATTGCTGTGGATTGAGAGACTTAATATCTTCTGGTGAAGTAAAAGCCTGTAGAAGAGTAGAGAGTGATGCAACTAGTTGTTTTCCAACATCACCTTGTTCTAGAATTTTTGTATAGGTTTCTGCTTTATCTGGATAAGAAAGACGAACATATTCCTCTAGAAACTTAGGAGCAAGAGCAGTTGTCTGAATAACAGGCCAGTCAATCTGCATCTGTTGTATTTTATTCTTCCTTTCAATTACATCTACATCTCCTGCTGGCCTAATTTCATAAGTCTCTGCAATTACTTCATTATCATTTACTGATTCCATCTCACCAGATTCAATCATTTGCATTTCTACTCCCATTGGTCCAGGAACAGGAGTAGGAATCATTATGGGAACTTGCTTCTGAAGAAAAGGAATCTTTCCTTGAAGTGCTTGTGATTGGACAATAATCCAAGTAAAAGAAAAAATTGCTCTTAGATCTTCTGAGAAATCAGCTAAACCAACTGATTCGGTCTGTTGCTCTTCCTTTTCTGCAAGAGATAATTCTTTAGCAGTCTTTCTAGAATCTTTCCTATTAGAGACAGCAAAAGAAGTTTTTCCAGTAGACTGTGCATTCATCGTGGAAAGATACTGCATAGCTGTTAGAACAGAAACATCAGGATAATCTGTATGGAAGAAGTTAAGTGGTTTAGAATATATTCCACCATGAGTAAGTTCTACATCAAGTTGTTTTATATCTGCTGATTCTCCATCATCTGTAGTTGGAGAAGCATATACATTAGCAGCCCTTAATAGACCATTAACAAATCCTGATACAATAGCTGTATGTGCTTCTTGCATAGGAGCATCAAGAAAACCTCTACCTACATGATCCGTAATTGTCTCACATTCATCATCCTTATATAGATATTGAAATGTAGGATAGAGGTCTACTTCTTTATCTACCCAGATTTTGGGTGGTGACATTCCTCCTTGTCCTGCAGCTATATCAATTTGCTGTAGTTCACCACCCGGAGATTGTTGTTCTGCAATACCAATTTTAAGCTTCTCTGGTTCCTTTAACCAATTATCTACATTTGAGTCCCTTGAATACCACTCTACATAAACACAATTATTAAATTTATGAAATACCTTATAAATAACTACAGTTTCATCTCTTTTTCGCCGCGCGGTATTTGTTTGAAAGATTTTATCAACTTGGGCTGGGTCGAATCCTTTTGCTTTGAAAGATTGGAGTCTTAAAAGAGTAACGTCGTATTTTCGAATTAAGAACTCAGAATCTTGGATATCGGAACATTTAATATTGTAGAAAAGTCTATCATGTCCGATATGCTCGAATCCTACATGGAGTGGTTTAGTCTCATCAAATACAACTTCAATAGAATCCCAACCATGAAGTGAGGCACCATCTACCATCTTTTTGAATTGCTTATACCAACCTTGATAAGTAAGACCTTTTGTGAAAGCAATCTCAATATTATCTGTCTGAACTTCTGGATTAGAAACACAGTTGAATATCGCCAATCTATTAGATTGTTTCAGGAATGCCATGAATTCTGGCAATTCACGCATAATATTCGTGTCGATAACTCTATTAGGAACAAAAGTTTCATCTTTCTGAATGTCTCCAGCTTGCCTAAGAGACTCAATATCTAGGTCTACATATCGCTCTTTTCTTCGTTTCTCTGTAGCATCGCATTCAGCTCTCCAATCATCTATCATCTGATTAATACGAATCTTCGCTTTGGAGTAGTCAAATAGTTCATCATAATCAGGTGGATTAGATTCTGGATTTACTATAGCTGGCTGGAGTGTTTCAGGCATAAATTATCCTTTCACCTTCTTTAGGTTTGGGTTAGCTTTCTTAGCTTGTGGTGAGGCATTTCTAGTTTTAGAAGCAAGAATAGCTCCAGCTTCTTCTTTAGAATAACCTTCTTTTTCTATCTGTCCTTGAACAGCTTTGAATCCAGGATGTCGTTTAGTTTGAATGTTCATAGATTGAATGGTATAGATATTTCGTGTCCGCCGCGCACTACATATTGTTTTTCCACCACAAATTCAAATAATGTTTTCTCGATTCTTACATCTTCGATACAGTAGTCTATACATTCAGCTATACGATGTTGTTGGTATAGTTTAGGTGCGGTAGCTCCATCTAGTGTTTTCCTCATTCCTATTGTCTCATAAGCTACATCATCTAACTTTGTTCCACCATGAGTTCTAGGATTGAATACATCTGGATTAAGTCCTTTAGATTTCCAGATTTCTCTCAAAATATCAAAGTCTTTTGATGTTCTATTTGGATGAATTTCAGGCTTAGGCCAAGTCGCATTTACCACTTTCCAATCAAATCCTACTGTATTATAGCCAACTACTAAATCATAATATTCTAAAATTGCAAGACAATCTACTTTAGAGGAATCATCAAATACTCGATAACGGCCTGTAGAATAATCATAGAGGCAAAGACAGCTTATACCCATCTCATCATGTGATTGCCAACCTTTTGAAAGAGACTCTATTGTTCTCTTAATCTCAAGATCAAAGACCGCAATCTTTTTACCAGCTAGTTCTTCTTTTTTCATATAGGTCTTTCTGAATTTCTAATTGAAACCAAAACATTCTAACACCAAAAACATATATTCCTATCAAGCGGCTTGGCTTATGTATTCCAAATGGATATTGATGAAGCGGATGGAAAGTAAATAAAATTTCAAGTTTCTTTAAAGAAATCTTAAAAAGTAAATAACAAAGTCTCGTCTCTAGTTTATTTTTCTTTCCATCCCATCTGGCGTAAGATAAATCGTATGGATCAATTAAGTTCATTGGTTCCTCATTATAGCGTTTAATGACATATGTGCTCTATTTCTTTTTCTGTGCATTTTTAAAACTTGACCATTCCAAACAAAAGCTTCTTCTATTTCTTCAGCAGTCATTTTCTTAGAATCATGTTTAGTATCCTTTATCTCTTCTGTAATGAAAGCATCTAGAAGATCAGTAACCTTTATATTGGAAAAGGCTAAAACAGCTGCATCAGCTCTATCAGGTGAAGGCAATCCCTCAGAAAGCATTTCTGGCTTACTCTGCAAACATAGTTTATCTATTCCAGCAATAGAATCTTTATATTTCCTAGATGCAAGTTGTGAATAAAGTTTCTCATCATCCAGTAGAATTATTACTCCCTCTTCAACAAGTCTATTAAACTTAGCCCAAATCTCTGCTCCGCGATTACGATATTGCTTTTTGTTCTTAGGCGCAGACTGGTTTAAAACTCGATTGATAGACCATCCTTTACGCCTTAAAATATCAATTACTGCGCGGCCAACTCCACCGTCATCTGCATAAATATAGTCATTTACTTTAGGAACTTTTTGTTCTTCGAAAGATTTCTCTATAAAATCTGCTAGCAAAGTAGCATCTTTGATGCGGCAAGTAATCTGCTTTGTTTGTCTGTTACCAATAAAGTAACTTATGCAAGTTTCATCTCCATTAGTAGACAAAGCTATATCAAGACCAATTCTAGGTTGAGTTCCAAACTCTTTAACCAGTTTCAGACGAATCTTAGTGCGAAGCTTTGCTAATCTTTCTGATCCAATTACATATTTACCGTCGATAAAAGTAAATAAAGCAAGCCACTTAGATCTAAAATAAGGTGAATACTCACCAAGTTCTTTTAAGTCAGCATCAAATTCCTCACGTGATTGATGTGGACAATCGAAGAAAGTAACTCTCCTCTTATAAGGCCAATCGTTGAAAGCATTATGAAAATCCCCTAAAGGAGCACCAGGAGTGGAAACATAGATTAAATAGTTGAATCCAGTGCATCGCTTTAAAGCTCTGAAGATTTCTGGTGCGACAGATTTAGCTTCATTTACTATAATGGCCATTTCCGCGTTAGGCTCTAATGGGTGATAGCCTTCTGCTTTACCCTCTTCGTCAGTTGCAAATAAGATAATTTCTGATCCAGAAAGGTGACATACTATATGTCTTTTATTTACTTTGAGAATAGGAGCACCTAGATTCTGTATGGCCCAGTTGTTTATTTTTTCGCAAAGTCCGCTTATGTATGCTTCTGTTTGATTTGTTAATTGAACGCCAGAAGAGGAAGTAATAATCATTCTGCTTCTACGTTTCGTTGTAATAAACCAGACAGCAAAAGGTGCGATTACAAAAGCATCTTTTCCAGATCCATTTGCGGCACATAGACAATATTTGTATGGATGTTTTGAAGAGCATTTAGCTCTAGAAAGCTGCTCTCCAGTCTCTATCTGCCAAGGATGAAGAGTATCAATTCCTTCGTTAATATTTTTATCAAAGAAAGCCAAGAGTTCTATACAAGTCTCGAATCCATTTAAAGTAGTCCAATCCTCTTGTATTTTAGTTGGAGCCTCATCATTGAAATATTCAGGCTTTGGAGTATTTTCTGTCGCGGCCGACTCTTTAATAGGTTCAGCTTTAGAAAAGAACTTTTCAGTAGAGTCTATAATCTTAGAAGAAGATTTAGATTCTACAAAGAAATCTGGATTATCCAATAACATATTCTTTTATTACCTCACCAGCCTGAAGAGGAAATATTGCAGGGCCAACAGGTAAATCTAATATTCTAAAATCTAATCTTTTAAAAAGAATAGGAACTATATTTCTCTTATTATGTAATACTCCAAATTTAAATTCCATTTCCCATTCAGCATTTATCCAATCAGGATTAACAGTAGCTTTCCATATCCTAGAATATGTAGTGCTAGGAGGTAGAATGGTAAATAATCCAATACCTTTTACTAAAGAAGATAGGAAGTTTCTTCTATTCATAGCTTTCTTAAACATCTCCCACCATTTATATCTTCAACTATAGTAACACCAGGAACAAAGGTTAGAGCTTCTGCAATATTGTCACCTTGCTGTGTAGTTACTTGAACAATACAACCAACACCATCTATTTCGTATGCCTTACAGGACTTCATCCAACCTTGTTCTTTAGAAGAAGCTTTACAAAGAAGTCTAAAGCTATCTCCATTTCCAACAATCTTTACGTCTGAAACATTTTTCTTAACATCTTCTACTGAAGTATTATCTAGTGTTTTCATAATAACTTTACATGGAGTGTGCGGATTATACAAGTATTTAAGTAAGTTCTCGAGCGAAAGTATCTACCAGTTCTAAGTCTAGAACAACTAGACGGGTTGATTTAAGATATATAATACTAGATTGGAGCAACGAGTAACGGAGTAAAACCAACCTAACATTATAATCTATGTGTATGAGAATTCAACTTGTCAAACTGGTAGAAATTAATGATTCCTACTAAGTCACCGCGAGGTTACAGGAATCATCTAACAAACCAATAACCTTTGTCGCTATTAGTAGGAATCAAGGTATTCGTAATTTAAAAAATCCAACATCGTAAAAATTGCTTAGGGTTCCAGAAAATTGAAGGGCTATGATTCTTAGATTCTTAGGCGGCTCAGGAACTTCCACTAAGAGTAGATTTGATAGATCAGATTCTATTCCATCTTTCATAGCAGTTACACCAAATTGCCATTGATCCGGGATTATTCCTGAAACAAAGCCAGTAAGATTTGTTCCAGCATTTAGTCTAATAGTTGAACTGTTTGTCCTTGTAACATTATTTAATACGTTGGTGCTAAAATAGAGAACATAGTTTGTTACTCCTGGAGTAGGAGAACTATTCCAAGAAATTTGAAATTCTGCCGCAGAAACATTTAAAGTTAGTGCGGCTAAACTAAGTAGTAGTTTTAGGTATTTCATCTTCTTTCTTTTCCCATTTCATCTCTTTGGCTGTATTCTGTAAAATTCTCATAAGTTGAGATTGCATAGCAAATCGACCTTGATTAAAGGAGATAGATTTCCAAATATCTCCACCATTAGCCATTCTTTCTGTAGCAGCTTTCCAATCCATAAGCATCTCTAGAATATCAAAGAGAGACATATCTTCTATTCCATTTTTCCAATATTCTGGATGGTGGGAATTGCAAGCATAATGATGTTCTAAAGTAGGCTGCATTTCCTTTAGACAAGCAAGATATTCTGGAGATCCATAAGTTAGGTTCTTTAGTTTAGGAACACAAGCATCGAATCCTTCTTTCTCTGGAGATTCTAGCTTTGACTTGTCGTGAATCCAGGCTCTGTTCATTAGATTTACGCGACAAAGCTCTAAGAGTTCAGATACTCTATTTATATGATCTATTGTATCTTGCCTGCTATCATATACCGCGCTCTTTTCTTTTACTGGGACTTGAGAAGGATAAGGCTTTAGTGACATATAGCGAATGAGTTAAATGGTAGCGCGGGGAGTTTGGTAGCTTATTTACCAATCAGTTCTCTCTCACGAAGTAGATTTAATTCTTGAACTAAATTATCAATTCTTTTCTTTAGTTTCTCATTCTCTTCGATTAAATCTAGCTCTTTCTTAGTGGTCGCTTTTGTGAACTGAGAGAGTTCTAGAAAGAGTCTATCTATTGTTTCTGTATCCATAATTTTCTAATTCAACAAACCACAGATTATTCTCTAGGTTACGAACTTTTGTTCTTTAGGTATCGAATTAGTAATTGATAAGGCCCAGGTATGTTTGTAACAATATAATTAGTAGGCCATTGATTTTTCATCACCTGCCTTTCAAAAAGTATTATTCCGAAGGGTGTTCTTATTGTGTCTAATAATAGCCTCATCTCTCGCTCCGCTCGTCCCGATGAGCGGTTTAGTCAGCTAAATGTTCAATCTCAGCAGGAATATCTATTACTTTAGATTTCCCTTTCTCAATGGCCTTTTTCATATTCACAAGCTGGTCATTTAGTAAGGTAACATTGACATTTAGATTCTTTACATGTTGAAGATCATGTCGTCCTTTGTTCTCGTTTATGACAAATTTAGCCGCGCGGAATGCTACGTTTTCGTTTTCAGCAAACACAAGAGAAGTAATTCTCTGCTTTGCCATCTCAAATTCATCTTGTGTGAAAAGAGAAGGATTTTTCTTAACTTCGTTTCTGAATTTAACTGAGGAACCCATTAGAACCATTTTAACAGAATGTTCGTCAACAGAAAGAGCCTCAGCAATCTGATCTGGTTGCATATCAGATTTGTCGTATAGCTCTTTGATCTGGACGTTTAACATTTCAGGAAGCGGATTCATTTGTTTATTTAAATAGGAACCGCTTAATTTTCTTTTATGGTTGGCGCTACTTTAGTTTCTTCGTCTGATAGAAGTTGATTTAGTTTAGCACGCTTTAATATTTCTAAAGCAGCTTCCGAAAGTTTCTCTGATAAATCAAACATTTTCATGTTTTACTAGAGCAATTTCTATGCCAAAATATTGAAAGAGTTTAGTATTTGGTTCTAATTATATTGGAGGGTCATTTTGTTTTATAAAATTTATGAGATAATCAGGGGCCCCAATTTCGGTCATTTCGGACACGACAGAAATGACTGAAATCTCTGTAAGTCGTTGTTCATTAAGGAGTTACGTTGTTGACTAAAAGGTCAAATTGATTTCTCTTCTGTAAAGCCTTGGTAATGAAGGACTTGTAACTTAGTAAGTGTTTGCTCACTCGCATCTGTCACTCAAATGTATTGCAAATGCACGATTCCCGATATATTCCTGAAAGTATATCGTTGATTACCAACATGTTACAGCTTGGCATCCCTGGTGCTATATAGGAGTTAGTTCTTTGAAATGCGGGTTGCGCGAGGTGGCTTTCCACTGGATTGCCTAATCGTGAAATGGGTTGTAGTTTAGGGATGATTTCCCTTGTGCCGTAGTGTGCCTTGTTATAATCAGACTCGCTTGTCTGAGCAAGATACTGGCATCGGGGGATATTAGGAGTAAAGTTATGTCAAATACTACAACCGCAGAAGTTGTGAAAGCAGCCGTCAAAGTTGGCTGGTTTGCTGGTGCATTGTCGGGTTTTCAACGTGTCGTTTTCCGCGATTTGTGTTATGCGGGATTCGATAAGCAGATTGCCCACAAGGTATCAATGGACTACGGCAGTCAGCTTGGCAGCGCGATGCGGAATGATGACAACATCAAAACCGCAGTTGGCAAAGCCACAAAAGCTGGTTTGGCCAAAATGTCCGGCGCTTTTCATGACAAGCTCATCATGCACAATAGCATGGCAGTTTATCGCGTGGTGCAAACCATTAGCGACCTTTATCAAAAGGAAAAACTGTTGAAATCGTACGAGATCAATCTGGACACCCTGTCTGACAGGTTGCAGGATTATCTCAGCGAGTGCAAAGTGTGGGCATCGGAACAAACTTGGGAAACCAAGTAACCCGCCAGTGTGTAGAGATACCCTGTCTCTACACACTCCTTTTTCAGTCCGTTATTTGAAATCTTATCAATCTGACTTTAGACTCTAAAGAACGAGAGATAAACCTATAAAAAGAGCTTAACATATTCCGCACAAGCTAATAGAAAAGATAGCCCACAAGAGTATCAAATCTAGTGCAAAGGAAATGCCTCAAGCGATTATCCCTTATAATTAGGAGTATCGCACATAAGAGATTAGGATAGCAACCTAGAATAAATACCAAGAGAATTGCAAAGGATGAAAGGAAAATAAAGTAATCCTGAGCGAATCTCTCTTTCAGATATGAAACATTCATGTTTGAATAAGGAGATTCAATGCCATACATAAAATGCGCTAATAAAAAGTGTGATAATCATGCACAACATAAAGGATTGTGCACTCCATGTTTTAGAGAATCCCAGAATATTAACATTCCAGTCTCTAAACATGAACAGACAAGAAGAGAAAATGCTCGTCTAATGAAGTTCTGGGATGCGAACAAGAAAGCACCACAATTTGAGCAGATTTCAAAGAGAGCTAGCAAGAAAGGAATAAGCGGATTCCACAAGGGACTATATATGTCTCAAAGAGGAATAAGCAAGTTTGGTGATCTCCAACAAGATGTGCCTTTTCCTGAATAATTAAAAAGAATGGCATAAAAAATGCTTCAGAAAAGGACGTGGGCAATTCAATTAACATTCAACTTATTTAACACTATGATTATTCTATTCTTTGTAGCAATACTTTTTTGGTTAGCTCTTGATTATAAGGAGTAAATTTGTTGCTCTTTATTTTAATCTTTGTGCCTTCAAATCAACTAGATATGTTTTTTATTATACTTATATATATAATAATATAATAAAATATTAAGGTATTTAGAGAAAGAAAAATTCACTCCTTCCAGTATAACTAAGCATTTAAAAACTCTATGTCAATGAAAGAAGTATCGCTAGAAGATATAAAACAAGCGATGAAGCGACGCGAGGCTGAGCGACTAGCTAATCCTCTTCCTAAACAATTTATTCCTAGACCAGATAAAAAGATCAAAAAGGAGCCATCTCATAACATTTACGACATTGGTCTACAGGCGTTTATCCGTCTCTATTGCTTTCGTAACGTAGAATGTTTCTCCATTAAACATCTTAAAGTTCTTCCTGACGATGACCTTAACAATCTCTATAAGAGAGTTAACTATTGGACCAAATGTGGCTTTATTGAAAAATTTGATGAATCTACCTACGTAGTTACAGAATCAGCCAAAGCGAAACTAGAAGCTATTTTCGATCTTTTAAACAAACATCAACATGGTAAAGGAATTGAAGAATGAAAGAAAAAGAACTTCGCGGAAGAATTGCTAGACTTAAAACTCAAGGTATCACAGGAGAATATGAAGTGTTTGTTCGCACAAGAAATAAGCTAGGACAAGTAATAATCTCTCGTATCTTTGAAGTCAAATGTGACCACATAAGCAGAGAATTTACCATCGAGACAATCGAAACAGAATATAGCAATCTACCAGAAGATGAACTTACAACAAGCTAAATCATTTCTCTCTTCATGCCATAGAATAGTAATTGAAGAAGATGACGGAAATTTAGATATTTATTGGTGCCGCACAATCAATTTAGGCTATTGCGCACATGGATACTTCAACAATCACACAATAGAACAAGTAGATATTGGAGACAATAGATTTTACTTCAATGATGCAAAAGAACTGAAAGATTGCTTCAAAACATCTCAGACACTTACACCAGAAATATGAAAACATTAGATAATCCAAATGAATGCTACTATCAAGCCGCACAAGAGCTTTATAGAAGAGCACATGAAAGATACGGTGCTACCTATAATTTTGGTGGGCCAGGATACGAAGATAGAATGAAATATTGGGAGAACAAAGCATTAGAGTATTTGACTCTATCACATGAATGTCTTAGAGGCAATAAAGAGGCTATATTGAAATTACTCGCTGAACTTGGTTGTTAGTCGCACAAGAACTTAACACAACAAACAATATGAGAAAAATAATTGTTAGCGAAATGAAAGACTTTAGATTCTGCATAGAGTGGTATGAAGATGATGTTTGTGTTGGCGGAGCATTTAGCACAAAACCAGACTTAATAGAAGAGGATATAAATTTTCTTCTCCATAGAAGTAGACGAGATTACAGAAAACCAGATGAAAACATTAAATGATTTTCTCCGCGCATTACTTTTTATCGAACTCGACGCAATTGATAGAGCAATTTCACAGATGAAAAACAAGAAGCGGGCTAAAATGATTAGAAGAGCATTTAAAAAACAATGGAAATTTAGCCTAAGATAATTTCCGCACAAATCAATTGTGCGAAAAAGAAAGGAAACATATGACTGAAAGAAAAATGGCAAAAGAGATAGCAGATATTCTATCTAACGAACAAGTAACAAAATACGGTGGAACCATTAAGATAACTGGCGCGGAGTCAGTTAAAGAGACCGCACAAGAACTTTCTTCTCCAACTGTTGAAAAACCACAAGAGCCTAAATATAAGGTTCTTTTCGAATATGACGAACAAGCAGGCAAATGGGAAGTCTATTGTTATGGTGCGAAAGATGAATATGAAGCACTAGATATGTTTTGTGCGGTTGTTGTTACAGCTAGAAGTGCGATTCCTAGCCAGAACTACAACAAAGCAATCCTAGAGAATGGCCGATATAAGATAAGTGTAGGTGTTTTATGACATTATATGATCTTAAGTTAGAAGAGAAGTATCTTCTAGATAGATTTGTTCGCACAAGTCCGGACAACTTAGAAACAATAAATAGAATCTGGAAAAGACTCAGAAAAGTAAAAGAACTAATCGAAGAGAAAATGAAAGTAGCCAAATGAAAACATGGAATCTATCGGAGAATGGAATCTTAACACTAGAAGAGAATAATGCAGCTATGATTGTGTCTATTGTTCTCTCTAACGAGCAGAAAGCTAAAATACATAAGGAAGTTGATTTAGCACTAAGAAGAGAGATTGCAAGACAAAGAGAGACATTTAATACTGTCCTTAAACATTGACCACACAAGAACATGAAAAAGAAACTACCAATCTATATTGTTTGGATTCTATTCAATAATAGATATACTTACTTTTCCGCACACTCCTGTTTGAAGGAAGCGACTTCATTCTCAAATAAGTTCCTAAATAGAGATATTCTATCTAAAGTTACAGAACATTGGCTAGAACTGGAAAATATTCTTGAGACAACAGATGGAGATTTAATCAAGAATCTAAATCTATGAAAAAGAAATACATGATAGTTATGTTTGATACTGAAACAGGTTTAGTTAAACATCCAGAAGAAATATGGGATAACTATAGACATGTTAGTGCTAGCTTTAAAGACTTATATTCTTCAGAAGAGTCCGCACTAGAACATGCAACTGAACATGGATTAAGCTATTTCTCTATTATTCCGGTCTACTATTAACCGCACAAAGAGACTATTCCGCACAAGAGCTTTCTTGCACAAAAAGAACAACAAAACAAACATATGAAAAAACATCACGAAGACCTAAAAAGTCTAGTTAAAACTGGACAAATAACAGCAAAAGAAGCTCTAGATAGATTAATTTCTAGAGCTAAAGATAGCAAACAAGCATCTGAATCAATGACCGCCAGATGGTTAAGAGCTAGAATTTTGACTCACGCAGACAACTATAGAACATAGAAAGGAGGTAAATATGATTCGCCGTATTACATCATTCGGTTATATCTGGTTTAAAGAAGGCAAGCAAGTTGCTTGTCAAGTTGGACACAATTGGAATGGAGAGACTCTCTCCATTCAAGAGAAGCGTATTCTTAGGAAACTAGCAAGTAAGAGCTAAAATGTCTGGAGCGGTAACTTCTTACAAACTACCGCTTCAGCAATTTTAACTCATACCGCACAAGTCAACTATAGAAACATTATGTATAGATTCATTCTTCAATACATTATAGTATCTAGAGAATATGGTTTCAGACCATATTTTTATGCACTTACTTTCTGTAATAGAATCTCTCTAGAGAATTATAAACAAGATAACACAGTAGCTTTCTATCAATATGATTTAACAGCGGAAGAGATCGGTCAATTACTAGGAGGAAACTAATATGTATAACTTCATTCACAAATATAAAGATCAAGTATTTCTATCTTGGCAAGATGATCTATGGGAATGTTGGATTGATGTGCTTTCAGAATGTGGTGAATGGATGACAACAGAAGAAGTAGGACAATACCTTGGAGGAAACTAAAAATGATAAGCAAAGAACTAGAGATGGCTATAGTTGTTCGCTATAGGGAAATAACACCAAAAGAACAAGCAGAAGAGCTTTTTGACTTCGCACAAAAGCTTACTGAAATAATATCTTCTCACGCAACAGAGAAGAAATATTCATCTGCTTCTATGGTTACTTTAATGTATCTTGTTAGCGAAACATTTCATGAACAAGCTAGAGAAAAGATAGAGAAGAACGCGGTAGAACTATACAAGAAAATACTAGAAGGAAACAAATGATAACAGAAGCACATAAACTACAATCCGCACAAATCTTTCTTACTCTTCCAAAAGAGAGACAAGATTTAATAGACAACTTCTACAATAAGTTGGGCAAAGAGATACTAGACTTTGTTAGGGAGAACAAGTTAGTAACAGCAGAAATAATTGTTCTTCTAGATACTTTATCAAGCAAATTTTACGAAGCTCTAGAAGATGATTATAAAGAACATATAAAGAAAAGTTAGAGTAAAGATAAAGACCACTTGGCACAGTTCTTGCTTACATGGGTCTATCAATTTGCACTTCAAATATTAAAAAGAATGATTTAATTTCCAAAAGGAAAACAGAACCAGTTAAAATTCTCCGCGCGAACATTTTTAATTGGTTCTGCAACAAAACAAACAAGTAGTTCGCGTAGAAAAGAAAGAAATCCTATGAAGGAATTCGAAGTCAAAGTAAAGAAAGAGATAGAGATAGAGAAGGAGGTTGACGGTAAGAAAGTTAAGGAGAAAGAGACAGTTGAAACTCCTGTCGCGATTGCGCCTATTAAGGTGCAGAAAGGAAAAGGTAGGGGTTCAGAATATCTAGCTCCTAAGAACGTCAGCACATTAACATTGAAAGATTTGCTTGCAATGTTTAGTGAAGCAGATCTCGTCAATAAGTTGTTCCGTCCTAAATTCAAGCAGTTTTGTGCTACCATCTCGGCGGAAGCCGGGTATGAAGCAGGAAAAAGAACTGCAAGTGATGTGAAAGCGGCTAAAAAGGAAGGAAAAATCATCCAAGAATGTGGAATCCAAGATGAGGAGAAATTCTACGACGCATTTAGTCGTATGTTTTCCTCTCTTTCTGCTAGAGGTGAAACTGTTGCTGGATTAAGCAGACAACAGAATGAACTTCTTGCAGAATTTGGTGATCTGGATGAAAATGCTCCAGACTTCGCAGTTCGTTCTGCTGCGATCTTCAGGGAAATCAAGAAGATCCGTGAAGCACTTGCTGAAAAGAACACTGAATCAGAAGGTGATGATTCAGAAGAAGAAGGAAAACCAGAAGCGGTTGCTGCTTAAACATCAGCAAAACATTGAAAGGGAAGTAATTAATTTTACTTCCCTTTCTTTTTCCTTATTTAAATTTATGTGTATAATATTAGATTTAACACAACAAGTAAGTATTAAAGACGGATCAGTAGTAGATCAAGTTAATGTGCGAATTGAAGGCAATTTACAAACATTAACTAAAGATCAAATTGATCTTATAGAAGAAAAGTTAGATTGGGCAATAGATATATTAGGTTTAAATAATATAAATAAAAGATAATATGCCGCACAAGAACTCAGAAAGTATTGGAAAATCATTACATTCTGATGGATTACCGCACAAAGAAATAGAACATAAGGAAATAGATCCAGAAGGTCTAAAACAAGGACTTGGTAGAATAACTAGAGCTAGACCTTTAACCGAAGAAGAGAAAACTTCTCTAAAGATAAAGAAACAAATTCTAGATATGGGAAAATCTTTTACCCTAAAAAGTAATTCAACTCCTTTTAGTCCAGCACCAGACAAACCAATTGTTGTTATAAAAGAAATGCAAGACATTACCGCACCAGAAACTGTAGAGATACAGATAAGATCTGATGCTAAAACAATCTGGATAAACATTGACGGAATCTGTAGACTAAGAGCTTGCCGAATTAAGAACTTAGTCCTAATTGACGAACATTCTAAAAGAACCATAGTATATCCTACAAATGAAACTAGCACTTGAAAAATTAGAAAAATGGGCAGAATCATTACCAGATGACAAGGTAATTGATTTCTTAGATAATAATAATTGTGTTATCTGTCAATTCATAAGAGATACAACAGGAATGGCCGCATCTGCTAGTGCTACTAATTTCTATGTATATCCTAGTGGTATTTCTCGTGAAGGAGAAGTTATATCTCGAAGAATAGAGCCAGAAATTATTGAAATATTAATTAAAGCAAGAAATCCTAGTATTGGTGAATATTCAAATGATATAACAAAAGAAAGACTATTAAACGCAATTAGGAAGGTAAAAAATGAATTTACCACAACTAACTCTTCCGCTTCTTGATAAGTTTCTCTCACTTAGCATAGGATATAGAGACTATCTAGAAATAGATGATGAGGGAATTCTTAGTCTAGTTTCTATTATTGACAACGAAGAGCAACTTTATCATGTAGAAGGAAAGAAAGTCTACAAGAAAAAAGCTTGGCTAAAAGATCTAGATAGACTCGCTCGTTCTAGAAGAGAACATGAAGAACTAATGACAATAAAAGATGCCCGCGTTAGAAAATTAAAGGAGCTACAAATTAGACTTTCAGAAGAATTTGGTGTAGATAAGGACAATGAGATAATAATTAAGATGGCTCTCAATATAATTAGGCGCGGCAAAGAGAAAACTGCTAATATGTTAGGGGTTGATATAGATAATGTTCCTACTATGCCAAGCAGCTACTATATTCTTGACTATCCAACTACTGATGGAACAATGGAGATTAAACTATGAAAAGAGATTGCGGAAATGGAGAATTAGTTCCAGTCAAATATGAAGTTGTCTATTGTGTTGGCGAACATAGCGATGATGAAATTGTGCTAGAACGTAGAACATTTAATGAAGCTAAAGAAGTTTTTCAATCAAAACTTCCAGAGATACAAGCTACTCGTTGTAGTAATCTTAGACTATATGCTCTAGATAAACAGGGATATGCTAATTGTATTATATCTTATACACATTGTAAAAATGGAGAAAAAACAATAAATGACCGCACAAATGAATTATGATAGTAAAAATAACAGTAACTGGTAAAATAGTTTCTGACGAACCTATTGAAGCTCAATTAGAACTACCACCTAACTGGAATCCAAACATAAAAGAGGTTTTCATAGTTAAAGGAGCAATATCTAGATTAGTAGACGAACTAAGTGAACATTTCCCTAAAATAAGTGGATAGACTATTATGTCAAGAAAAGCTAAAGTAAAAGTAATTACTCTAGAAGATGAGATAAAGAAACTTATTCCTTGTCTTAATCAAGCGAAGTCTAGGTTCTCCTTTCACAAAGAGGAAAGAACCTATGGCTTTCTCGCACTAAACTTTGGTATAACAATAAAAGATCCAGTTTTAAAGAACAGACCAATAGTCTTTGAAGATATCAATTTGTTTCATAGTCAGTTAATAGTTAGATTAAAGGATAAATATGACATCAGAAAATACATCGGTGATAGAAAAGTTGAAGTGCTTGAGGGAAGTAGTGAGCCACAAGGAGAAATGGGGGGAAATATTGGAATTATCCCCAGCGGAGAAAGAAGCGATACTCCAGAAGCACATGACAGCGAGAATGTTAGTAGAGAAGTATCTAGGATTGAAAAGAAAGATGAAGAAGTCAAAGAGATTGATAGCTTCACACTTGAAGAAAGAAATAAAGAAACGGAATCGCACTTTGATTCGATATTTGTTGCTAAGTGGCCAGATCAGAAAGCTAACTTACTGAAGCAAAAAGATGGTTGTGAGCAACTAGAGACTGCCCGCAAACTTTTTAATGAGATCTGGTATAATCTTAAACCAGGTTTCTTGTTAAATGCTCAAACTGGAGCAGGAAAAACTTACATAGTCGGTTCCGTAATAAAGAATCTACTAAATCATGGACTATTAGAGAAGGCTAGATGTATTAGTCCAATACCGATTGCTTACATTACTAAAACTTCTATTGTAGAACAGACAGAGAATGATGTTCTAAAAGAGGCTTTCAATCTAGATGTTGTCAACACAGTTCATGTTTTCAACATAGAGACTCTTCGATCTAAGTTTGGTAAGTTGTTCGTAAAGGAACGAATTAACGTAGTCAATGGACAAGAGACTATAGAATATGAATGGAATCCTAACATTGTTCCATGTCTCTTTATCTGGGACGAATGTCAGATTCTAGCTAGAGAAGAATCTATTCAGTCCAAGATAGCACAAGCAGTTAGCAGGGTGAAGAATAAAACTATTATTCAAATCTTTATGTCAGCTACTCCATTTTCCCGCGTTTACGAAGCTAGATGTTTCGCTGTAGCTACTCATACTACATTCTTTTTCGGTATGGGAGAAGTAGAACTTACTGATAGAAACTGGAAACAGTTCTCTCATCAAATTGCTGCGCCATCAGATCCAATGGATTATTGTGAAGCAGCTATTAAGAGATTTGTAGAAAAAATGGATCCTTATATTCTACGAATTAAGAACATAAGGCCAAAACATAGAGCCTTCAATGGTGTAAGCAAGATATTCTTCAGAACAGACGAAGAGAGGCTTGAATATGAGACAGCTTGGGAACGATATCAAAAAGAGAAAGCGAAGATAGAAGAAGAGTCTCTTAGGACAGGAGAAGGTTCCTATTTCCAGCTTTTAGCACAATTGACTATTATGAGAAAAGCTGCTGAAAAATGCAGACGTTATCATCTAGCAGAATTTATGCACAAAAGTTGGTTAGCTGGTAAAGCTCCTGTATGCGTTGTCGCTTTCAAAGGAACAATTACTGGAGCATATAGAATTCTAGTAGAAGATTATGGTTGGTGCCGCGACGATGTTTCAATCATTTGGGGTGGTTCAGTAGAGTCAATGAATCTGAAGAAGAAAGTAGGATTGAAGATCAAGAACAATAAAGCTTTCCAGGAAGCAATGAAGGAAGCGGACATTGATTTACAAGAACTTGGTTTCGATCTAGAGAATCTAGAAGTTAAGACAGAAGAGCAGATAGCTTTTGAGAAGCTACATAATCTTCTCACACAAGATCCAGAGTCAAGAGAGAAAGAGAGAATAAGATTCCAGAAGCAGAAATCCAGAGGATTATTCTTAACCTTTAAATCTGGTGGAGTAGGACTTTCTGCACACCATCAATATCCTGAAGCAAAACAGAGAGAAACACTATTAACTCCTGTCTATTCAGAAAAGGAACTTGTTCAAGGTTTAGGACGTTGTCCTAGAATTACTTCTTTAACAGACACATATCAATTCATGTGCTACTATGTAGGAACAATTGAGGAAGCGGTTGCACAAAGAGTTGTTATGAAGTTGAAGAATCTTAAGCATGTAGTTAAGATGAAAGAGGCTTGGGAAGATATATTTACAGGGAAGAAAGTTCAACTCAAGCAAGATGATGAAGAAACTATGGATATGGTAGATGAATTTGAAGGTGGTAACTCAATGCTAGAATATGTGGAGGAAAAATAATATGGCAAAAGTATTAGATAATAAAGAAGTTCTTGATAAAATCTTATCTAGAATTGTTCCACATCTTAATGGATGTTGGATATATCATGGAACTTTTGATGAATATGGTTATGCTAGAATAAGACATAGATATAAATATTGGAGAGTTTCTAGATTAATATACAAACTAACCTTTCCTAAACTATATAAAGAAGAATTAAATACTTTACATAAATGTGACAATCCAGCATGTGTTAATCCAGAACATTTATTTCAAGGAACTCAGGCTGATAATATAGAAGATATGATAAGTAAAGGCAGACATAGTATAGAGGGTAGAGCTAAAGCATTTTTAACTGAAGACCAAGTTAGAGAAATCAGAAGTTTAATTAAACAAGGAGTAAAGCAAATAGATATAGCGAAAAGATTTGATGTAACAGACTCAATTATTTCAAATATAAATAAGAATAGAATTCATAGAAATGTTATATGATAACTCAATTTCGTCCAATGTTAGCATACGGTCTTTGTGAGGAAGATTTAAAAAGCTTGAAGTTCCCATTGATTCTACAACCTAAGCTTGATGGCGTGCGCTGTTGTATTGTAGAAGGTAAAGCACTATCAAGAAAGCTAAAAAGAATTCCTAATAGATATATTAGAACTAAACTGGAAGCCTTTAAAAATAAACCACCAGTTTTAATAGATGGTGAGTTGGTTATTCAAGGTAAAACATTTAACGAAATACAATCAGCCATAATGAGTGAGGATGGAGAACCTAACTTTAGATATATAATCTTTGATGCACTTAATGAATGGAGTAATGAATCTTATATACATAGAAAGCAATTTCTAGATTATAGTCTAGAATACACAAACAACCTATTCTTTGTTAGTGATGTAACTTTAGATCAGTATGAAAAGCTAGATGAGTGGGAACAATATATTCTAAAAGATGGACATGAAGGTATCATTTTAAGAGATCCTTTCTCACCATATAAGTTCGGTCGTTCCACTCTAAGAGAACAATCACTTCTAAAATTCAAACGCTTTAACGATTCTGAAGCGGTAATCATTAGCTCTAATGAACTAATGACAAACTCTAACATACTAGAAACTGACGAACTAGGATATGCTAAACGATCTAGTGCCGCAGCTAACTTAATAAGAACTTGTCAGCTTGGTAGCTGGACTGTGAAAGACATTAACATTAATTCCAGATTCTATAATGTAGAGTTTAACGTAGGAAGTGGATTTACTTTAGAGCAAAGAATAAAGTTCTGGAATACAAAACAAGATGGGAAAATAATAACCTATAAGTATCAGGCACATGGAAGTAAAGATAAACCTAGGAGTCCAATTTGGTTAGGGTTTAGAAAGGATATATGAGTGAACTAACAACATGCAATTATTGTAATTTAAGGTGGATAAAAGATAGAGCGAAAAAAGAGAAAAAGAAAGTAACAAAGCTTCCAACTTCTCAAGGACTTGGTGGATTTGAGATCTTTGTTCATCCAAAAGAGATAGATATAAAGAAACTTTCCAAGAAAGAAAGAACTAAATACTTCAGCTCTTGGATGTGGGAAATAACAGATCATTGTGTTTGCTAAAAATAATATGATATACGGAAAAGAGAACTACAAGATGAACAATAACAATGCAGAGTTGCAGAAAAAGCTTCTAAGAGCAGAAGAACTTCTTAGAAATACAGGAAATGATTCCTATATAAGAGAACTTAAAGAGCAACTTGGTAAGTCGAATACAGAACAGTGGCTTAGCAAGTTTGTCACAAAGTCCAATTCGATGACGAAATTGAAGGAGCAAGTTAGAAAGCTAACTCCAATAGATGATCCAGTATTAATATTTGGTGAAACAGGAACAGGAAAAGAACTATTAGCTCATGCACTTCAAGGAGATAGAAAAGGAGCTTTCGTAGCAATTAATTGTGCTGGATTACCTGCACAGCTAATGGAAAGTGAACTATTTGGTCATGAGAAAGGATCTTTTACTGGAGCGGTAACTGAAAAGATTGGTCTAATGGAGGAAGCACAAAATGGAACTATATTTCTAGATGAAATAGGTGATCTTGCAATAGAGATGCAAGCGAAACTTCTAAGAGCAATTCAGGAGAAATCCATTAGAAGAGTTGGAGCGAAAGAAGAAATCGCCATTAATTGTAGAATTGTTTCTGCAACACATAGAAATCTAGAGGAATGGGTAGAAAAAGATAAGTTTAGAGAGGACTTATTCTACCGCATTAGCACTTTTGTCTTGAAGCCTACACCGCTTAGGACTAGGTCAGCAGATTTACCTCTAATACTCGCCTATCTTGATAGAGATGAATGCGAGATAGAAGATTATAATGAGTTCGCAAAGAAGATTGATATAGAAAAACTAAAAGGTAATGTTCGTTCGCTTCAGCAAATCTATCGTAGATTTGTAGTTCTTGGACTTGAACCACATGAATAAAATATGATAAGACTAACAATAGAAATAAATTCAAATCCAGGTATAATTCCTGGATATATTAACTGTAAGAAAGAATCAAGGAAAGCTACAATAATAGAAGAGGATCTTGAATCTAGAATAAAAGATCTTTGTGAAGCTTTTCTAGCTAGATTTGGTGATCCTCTTGAAAAGGCAAAGAATATGGGACTAATAAAGGAAACTAAACAAATCAAATGAATGCACTATTGCTAGGCCCCTATACAACTGGAGACGAAGCATGTTTTGCTTACCATATCTTTATGAACAAGTGTCATAAAGCTAACTTAGTAATTCCATCAGAACTTAATTTGACAGAAGAGAAGAAGAAAGAGATAGAAGGAAATATAGATAAGCTAATAGAGAAAGAGAAAAGAACGAAATGGAACTGATATGACTGACGAAAGATACCACGATATAATGAACAACGATCTAGAGCTAACTCAAGAAGAATTTAATGAAGGATGGCATTTCTGTTTTGAGTGGGATGGACTACTTCGTAATAACAAGGAAGAAGATTTCAAATGCACCTGTTTAGAGGATAAAAGTTAAAATAGAATGGCATACTTCTTGCTTAGTTCCCATGTCAATTTGCATTTTTTCTCTTTTAGTATAGTAAAATTATATTCTTATGGATCCGTCACAAACACCAGACAATGAAGATAAATTAGCAGGAGCTACAAAAGAGCAGCTTTTAGAAATGGTGAAGGGATTCAAAGAGATGATGACTGTCCCTTCTGTAAGAGATAGAATTTCTGGCGGCAATAAGATAGAAAGAAAGATAGATAAAGGAGGATATTTCAACGAAAAAGAAGCTAAAGGAATGATTCCTATTCTAGATGGAATCGCAGAAGATAAACAAACTAGAGAATTTCGATATGACGATTATCCTTTCTGGGCACCTAACACAATATGGGCCAAGATAAATCAGTCTATTAAATATCTAGTAGAAGTTCTAGATGTAGAAGGTAAATACAATGATATAAGACATTGTATAAGAATCTCCAAAGGAGACACAGGTGTTTTACTTCAGTGGGTTAATAACCCAATTCTTCAACAAGGTGGATGGATTGTTCATAAGACAGCAGATACTCCTACTGTAGTTATAGAGAACTACAAGACCAGAGTATTGAAGTTTATGGAAGAATCTAATCCAGAAGATATGCTAGATATAAAGGAAAATCTAAATCTAACACCAGACGAGATACAATATTTCAAAGGTCTATTTGAGGCTTCACCAGTTTTCATGGCTTACGTATCAACCAACAGGATAAAAATAGTCCACACGAAAGAAAAATCAGATGAATAAAACACAAACATTAAAGTATTGGCGCATAGCTGACGACAAAAAATCCCTAATTCTGTTACCAAGCAAAGTAGGTCTGGAGATAATTAAGACCGCATTAGACAAACAAGCCTTTACTGAGACAGTAGAAACTATAGGTAAGTCAAGTCTAATCGCTCTGAAAGTTGAGTTCACTTCTGAGTGGAAGTATGTAGAGTATAAGGTAGGTATCTCAAACTTAGTAAGTCTCTATATCTTCTTCCACGATGAGTCCAAGTTCTACCTAACATTCGCTTATGAAGTTTGATTATGTTAATAATGAAATGCGATAATTGTCATCTGGAATTTGAACCTAAAGCTACTTTTGATATAAAAGTAGAATCCAGAAGTAAAGAATTTCCAGATAGAACTGTATTTTGTCTAGAATTGTGCGAAGAGTGTGCTAATAAAGTAATTCTAGATTTGAAAAATTACTGTTCAATATGACTCTAGAACAGTTACTAAATAATACACCAGAAAATCTAGAGAAGCTGGGAGATAAGGAACTGAATGAAATACTTCTTCCTTATTTCCCAACTACTAGACCTGAGGCAGCTAAAATAAAAGAGGCTTCTAGAATTGTTGGACACAAATCAAAGCAGGCTGATCTTGAGTTTAACATAAAGTTCAAGAAAGCTCAAGTACTAGCGAAATCATTTGGAATTGATCTGAAATGAATAATCTAGAAGAAGCACATAAAGATTTCGTAGGGTATATTGAAGATATAATAGCTAAAAGAGAGCTAACAAAAGAAGAGAAGGCAGCTATTAAAATAAAACTTCAATACTGGCATAAGATAGAAAACCTTTCCTACAAAGAACAGACTTTCGCAGAAAAGTTCTTTCATCTATGAATAAAACACTAGTAGTTCTAGATAGTTCCGCATTCAGCAATTCTGCTTGTATGCTAAATTTGTTTAGAACAGTTGTCCAAGGTTACACAAGCAAGCTGCAAAATAATGATGTGGAATTCGGAACTGCATTTCATAAGTTTAGGAAAATCTTTAGAGATAAGGGTGAAAATGGATTAGCCGAAGGCATCAAAGAAGCTAAAGATTACTTCGTTAATACTCCGATGATTATAAAGTCCAATAAGACCTACCTAACATCTACTTTTCTAATGCGAGTCTGTCTAGAGTATGCGGAGAAATATAATAAGAGTCTTTTCAACGTGATTAGAATAGAAAAAGCTATAGGAGAATATGAGGCACTCCTAGAACTAAGGTTCGCTTTCCCATATTATGTAGACGATGAAATGGAAATCTTAATGGCAGGAACGATAGATGAACTAGGAAAGCACAATAATGGAATAGTATGTATCTGTGATGCGAAAACTACTAGCATGTGGAAAATAAGAGACTATTTCAATTCCTATGAACTTAAATGTCAGCTAAGATTTTATAAGTGGGCTTTGCTTAAATATGCTACTATGTATCCAAATAGCTTCATAGCTGATCTATGCAAGAATGAAATAGGTTGCTTTATTGATGGTATCTTCTACAAAGGAGCAGAAGGAGATATAGAATACAAGTGGTCTGATGTTATGCTCTTTCAAGATGATCCTGGTATGGTTCTGATGGACACTTTGATCTACTCTAAAGTAAGTAGACTAATAACTGCAATCAAAAATTGGAGAAGGGAGAGAATGACTCCTCTCCGCGAAGGAATATTAATCAATGCCTGTGAGAATCCATTTGGCCCCTGTAGATATTCTAAAGTATGTTCAGCAGTAGATAATACAACTAGAGATGTTATGCTAGAATACAATTTCATACAGCGTCCATACAATCCGATGAATCATGGTGAGTAGATATTATGCACATACCAACAGTAGCACAAAACTTAAAGACTCAGAAGTTTCCACAAATTCGTCTTGGACTACAAGGTGCTCCTTGCACTGGTAAAACTACATCCGCATTAACATTTCCTAACATAACAGTAATAGACTGTGACAATGGCCTTACTAGATTCTCTGGCTGTGATGTAGCTTATGTTCCAATCTATGATGCTGAATGGGTAGAGAAATATGGTTATCCACCTAAGAAAACAGGGGCACAGCCTAATAGAAGGGATGCGGTATTGAAATTTCTTAGAGAAGAGGCACTAAAAATGACAAGTGAACAGACACTTTTTCTCGATAGCTGGACTTCGCTTCAGACATTCTTTGATCAACAGCAAGAACTAGAGCCTAAGTTGACTAAAGAGGGAAAGATAGACGATTTCGATTTTTGGGCTAAGAAGATAGAATATAGTGAGAAGTTGATGGTCTATCTATGTTCACTCAAATGTCATGTAGTTGTATCTTTCCATGAAATGTCCATTAGAGATCCTAAATCAGGTCAGCTTCTAGAAAAACTTGCTCCTTTAATGCAGGGTAAGTTTCTTGCACAGATTAAGAAGTGGTTTACAGATTTCTTTAGGATGGTTGTAGAGGAAGAGCAAGATAAGACAGGAAAAGTAGTCAAATCTAATTACTATTGGCAAGTCTGTTCTGATAACCAGTTCGACAGCAAAACAAGACTATCTTTTCCTGAGGGAACATTTAAAGTGAAGCCAGATTTTAGTGTGTTTAGTCAGTATGAAAGGAAAGTATGATAACTAGAAAGCCAGATTATAAAGTATCTGCTTTGAATAAAAGAACAGAATGTAAGGGGCCAATTGGAGCAGCTTGGATAAATGAAGATAAGACTATTTCTGTGATTCTGGATGAATTTATTTCTCTAGCACAAGATGGTCATTTACTTATTACTTTGTTTCCTGCCGAATTCAAATCTAAAAGAAAGAAAAACTCATACAATAGTTATACAGAAAACCCGCCAGTTGAAGAACCAGTAGAAGAAATACATGACAGACCATTCTAAAATATGAAACTAGAAATAGAAGTAGATGAGATTGCTGTAGTTTGTATAATTATTACAGCTATAGTAACTATAATTTTCGCAGCTTCTTGCGAGAAAGAAAAAATAAAACATCCAGAGTATTGGAACCAATCAAGATGAACAACATACTATCATTCTACATCGCTGGTCTATCTTTTAGGCCAGAAAAAGATCAAGAAGTAATCAAAACTGGGCTAGCATTGCTTTTAGAAGCGGAACCAGATAATCCTTATGACAACAATGCTATTAAGTTGGTTACTTTTGACGATCCAAGAATCCATGTAGGATATGTTCCTAAGAAGCAGACGAAAGAACTCCATCCATATAGAATAGCTGAGATACCAGTTTTCACTGTGGTAGCAAATCATATTCCTGAGATGCCATCACACAAGAGAGTTCTAGTTACAGTTAAGTCAGAGCAAGAACTACCAAGATTTATTCCTGAAGAGAAGGAATTCAAAAATTTCCTCTGTCAAAAAGCGATAGAGGAATAACAAAACAAAAACAACAAAACAAAAACAAAAACATATGGCATTACTAAAACAATCGAAGGAAGCAGTGCTTGCAGTGCCCCCGGCCTTCAAAGATCGTTGTGTAGTTCGTTGCACAGATCACAAGTTTGGGCCAAATAGCAATGATGCTCCAATGATTACGTGCAATTGGGAACTCTGTGGTATTCCTAATGCAACAGGTGGAGTAGAAACCAAGATGGAAAGGGCTGGAAAACTCTATCAGCTTGCTGGTTTGAGAATCAAGCCTATTTACTTCACTCTAACCCAGAAGGCAATTGATAGCTTCTTTGCTGAGTTCTGGTGCAAAGCAAATAAGGAAAAAGAGTTCCTTGGTATCGACACAGAGAATCCAGATTGTGACTTTCTGGATTCTCTCTGTATGGAAGCAATCGTAAGTGGCTTTACTCAAGAAGAAAGAAAGCAACTTACAGATGAAGAGAAAGAAGCACTCAAGGCTGAAGGAAAACAACCCATTGGTGAACCAATTACAGATGGTGATGGTGAACCCATTGTCAAGACTGTATTGAACGTAACCATGTGGCTTAAGAAGTTTGAAGGTGAAGTCCCTACGCCTTTCTAAGTAGTTTATGGACGGTATGTGCCTCATAAGCCATAGATTTTATGAAACAGAGCTTATCACTCTATAACTATCTGAACAATAGGACATTTAATCGGGTAGCTGATAACTACTTCCGTCCA